TACAAAGAGCCCCCAAGAGAAGAAGCTTTGACGGCTTTATTCCTAATTTCGCCCCCCCAGAATTAACGAAAAAAGTTTTTGAAGCTGCTAATAGAAAGTTCCCTTATAGACAAGACCCGATTCAAGACGCCATAGCGAGAGAAAGTGCCGCCGGAATTCCCTTAAGCAATATAAAAATTGGAAGAGATAAATCCTTAATGGGCCCCCGAAATCCATTAGGTCTTGGAGTCTTCAATACTCTTCAAGAAAGAAATTTAAAACAAGGAATAAAATTTGCACGCGAAGCTGGAATAAATCCAAAAACAAAAGGCGCCGCGAGTGGATTCGTGCCTAATTTTGCTGAAGGTGGGCTTGATACGATTGATATAGCAAGTATCACTCTTTTAATTTCTAGTTTGGCTGGTTCAGCTGGCGGCTTCAAAAAGACAATTGATGACTTGAGGGGCGTAGTGTCTGAAGAAACTAAAACAAGGCTTAAGGAGCTTGAGGTAATAAAAAGGGAAGCAGAAGAGAGAAGCAGGGTAATCGAGGGGCTAATAACTGAAAAAGGAAAAGATAAATTAAAAGTAGCAGAAACGAAGGGGGCTGAAATAGATAAAGAAATACAAGCATTAAATAAAGGGCGCGACAAAAAATTAGCAGAGATCAAAAAAATCGAGGGGCTAATAACTGAAAAAGGAAAAGATAAATTAAAAGTAGCAGGAACGAAGGGGGCTAAAAGCAAACAAGCTGAAATAGATAAAGAAATACAAGCATTAAATAAAGGGCGCGACAAAAAATTAGCAGAGATCAAAAAAATCGAGGGGCTAATAACTGAAAAAGGAGAAGATAAATTAAAAGTAGCAGAAACGAAGGGGGTTAAAAGCAAACAAGCTAAAATAGATAAAGAAATACAAGTATTAAATAAAGAGCGCAACGAAAAATTAGCAGAGATCAAAAAATCTGAGACTGAAATTTCAAGCCTAAGCGCCCCACTGTCCAAATTTCTTGGTAAAGGAGGTAGGGCAGTAAAATTCCTTGGAAGCAGCGCCGCTTTTACAGCTGGCTTCGGGATTCAACAGGTAGGAAGTATAGCTCAACAATTTATTCCAACTAGTTCCGTCGGCGGAAAGCAGGGGGCCGCTGGGGTTGAGGCTGCTACGGGAGCATTAAGCACCGCAACGACATTTGCTGGAATAGGCGCCTCAATTGGCGGCCCTTATGGAGCCGCCATCGGTGCTGCCGCCGGAGCACTACTAGGCGCAGCAGAGGGGGCTAAGAAATTTGCAAATGCAGAATTAGATCAAAGAATAGAAGAATTAAGTCTCGCAGGCCAACAAGCAAATGAAAAATTATCTTCATTCTCTTCTGGTATGCAGGGCTATATTTCTGGATTGGAAAATTTAAAATCTACTTTAGAATCTGATTCAATTAAAGAAGGGGATTTAACCAGAATTAGAAAACAAATTTCTGAATCGCTCTTACAAGTTCCAAGCGAATTTAGAGATAAAATAAGAGAGGCGGGCGGGGACGTACAGAAAATTAGAGATACGTTTAATGAAATCTCGTCGAATCTTGAAAGACAAAGGCTCGCAATAGAACTGGGTACCGCCGCGCTAACGGCAGTTAAAGAAGGACGGCACTCCCTTAGGTCTGAAAGCAATGAAAGTTTATTTGACAAAGACGCCCTTTTTACAACTAAAACAGAAGCCGTAAAAGCCCAAATCGCTTTTACTTCACTATTAAAAGGAACTTTCGATAAGACTAAAATAGCCAAAGCAATAGAAGAAGGAAATCTAGACAAAGTACTTCCAGAAAACGCCTTCTCCGCAAAAACTAAAAAAGAGTTAATAGATAAAGCTAAAAATTTCTTCCCGGCTGAGACTATAAAACATTTAGAGACCGTACCACCTTCCGTAGATAACGTAAAATTTTTAGTTGACTTCTTAGAAGAGTTTACTAAAGAAACCAGAGAAGCGGCCGCCCAAAGCAAAAAATCTGCTGAGATAATAAAAAGAGTTACTGACTCTAATAAGAGATTTAATTTAAGTATTAGAGAATTAAAGCGCGGACTAGATGACGCAACCATCTCTTTATCAACCGCCTTCGAAAGAACAAAGGTTGGTTTATTTGCCATACAAGAAGCGAGAAACGCCAGAGTATCTCAAGATTTGGCTGTGGCTGGAGCTAGGGCGAGGGGTGGAGTTGAGGCGGCAAGACCGTTCTTATCGGAGGAGTCTAGTTTAAGATTGCAATCCGGACTTTCGGAGTTCGAAATCAAGCAAAAATCAATTAACGATATAAACCAAGCGATATCTAATTCCCAAAGGTCTGCTTTAGATATTTTTACTAAACAATTTGAAAAATCAGTTACAAATACCACTGAAGCCTTAACGACCTTGGGCGGAGAAGGGGATAATGCTCAAGCCAAAGCAGACTTCGCACAAAATACCGCTATTAGAGATGCTTTGAAAGGGGTAACTTTAAAGGCTTTTGAAGCGTTTGGCGCTGGAAATATAACTCAGGAAAATGTCCTGAACGAAATTACGAAAGCACTTAATAATCAAGGCGTAGGTCAAGAAAGGGCCAGAGCAGTCGCGCAACAAATGACGAATGAGATAGTAGCATTAAAAGATAAAACAGCCGCAGAATTAGTCGCAATAAAAAGAAATGAAGAATACGCCTTACAACTCCAAAGAATCCAAACCTCCTATCAAGAAAAAGCCTTACAACTCCAAAAGCAAGTATCTTCTTTCGGCGGTATTCAAGATTTCCTTTCTGGCGAAGGCAAGTTCGGTTCTTCCCAAAATCTAGATAAGCTAGTAACAATAAGCGAAGGAATTTTGAGGGGTTTATCAATTTCAGGTTCGAGAGGGAAAATTGAGCTTGGCAGGGCTTCAACTCAGTTTGCTGATTTTGCTCTTAGTAATTTAAATTTAGATAGATCTAAGGAAAACATCGGTGCCTTATCGCCTTTAATTGCTGCTGGTATACAAGGGCGCACCGAGGATATCAGAAATCAAACTCGTGAGTTTACTGAGCTTTTCAAAATATTAAATCCAGACGCCAAAGTCCCTGATATAAACGCAGAAGATATAGCTTTAAAACAAATAGCCGCCCAACTTAAATTAGAACATCTTCCTAAAGATGTAAGTGATTTATTAGTCGAGGCTAAAGTCGCCAATGATCTGGCGGGCCACTTTCAAAATAATATAGCTAGCGCGAATAAGGAAGCTTTTCAGGGTCCTTTATTTACTGCTATTGGAGGATTAAGCCAAAGCATACAAAACAACGATCAAATTTTATCTAATAATATAACTAGCAGTATTAATAATTTATTAAAGCCATTGGATGAAATTGTCAGACTTCAAGCTAAAATAGCTGGAGAAACTGAGTTGAAGAAAACCGCATCAGAAATATTAGGCGCCGCCTTATCTCCTAGTTCAACAAGAAAAAAAGAACTCGTTCAGAAGGAAGAAAAAGTTAGAAAAGACATGTCCGAGGCGTATAATGACTTCGTTAGGGGGTCGGGGGAGGAGAAGAGAGCGTCTCTTCAGTCATTCAAAAACTTGCAAAAAATTCATATAAAAACGTTGAGTGATATATTCTCAGAGGATATAACAGCCGACTACTTGAAAACAAAAAGCTTAGAGGCGCAAAAATTAGTAGACGCGATAGTTAAGGGTATATCCGAAGGGAAAGATGTCGGATTTAATTTAGTAGATCTAAAAGGGGTAATACCGAGATTTGGAGATACCCATAAAGAATTAACGACTCCATTAAATAGATTTATCAATCAACTTGAGAACTTATTAGCTAAACCTTTAGTAACGCCGCCAGCGGGGAGTCTTCCTTTCGCTGGCCCGATTGCAGCCCCTAGCCCCGCTGGAGTATTCGGAGGCAAGACGACCAAAGAAATAACCGAAGAATCTAGAGAAAGACACAAAGCCGATCGGCAGAAAGAAGAAGAAAACTTATACACACAATTAAAAGCCGCAATAGAAAATGCAAAAAGTAATAAAGAATTATTGAAAAATGATGAAACAGTATCAAAGCTACGAGAGTCAATTCGCAAAAATCACACAGAGTCAGCTAAAATCGAAGTCTCTGGGCAATTAGAAAAAATAGCCGAAGACGCTTTAAAAATGGGCGTAAATAGTCAGCAATTAGCAGATAGATTATCTGGAATTGATTTTACGCAATTTCTTCCCAAGAACAAGAAAATTAAAAATGGCCTAATTACTTCGACAGATAAAATTAGAAAACAATTCGAAAATGCGGTAAAGGACGGGACGTTAACGAGAGAAAAAGCTATTGAGTTTACGGCTAAAGCGAGAACAGAGGCTCTAAAATCGAGCCTTGCAATTGCTGATGAAGAAGTGAAAAACATAGCAAAGCTATTTGAGAAGGGCGTGGCGTCCACCGAAGAGCTTCAGGCGGTCGTACAAAAAGGAGCCGCCCTAAGAATTCAAAAGGGAGACTATTCCCCTTCTGATTTCTTTGACACTTTATCTTCCGGGTTCACGTATAATACGAAGAATGCCTTAAATGACATCGACGCAACAGGTAAGGAATTTACCTCCTCGTTTAGAAGCGGGATATCTAGCGCTTTCGCCGAAGGTATAAAAGGCACGAAGTCTCTTAAGCAGGCTTTCTCTGATGTCTTTGGAGACATCGCGACCATGATCCAAAATAGAGTACTCCAAATCGGCGTAAACTCTTTACTTAGCAGTTTATTAGGACAGGGGGGAGTATTTGGTTCGTCGCTTAAATTTAACTCTGGCGGACAAGTCAAAGGGTTTAGTTCTGGAGGCTCAGTGACTGGCGGCTCTGGGATCAGAGACGACGTTCCAGCTTATCTCTCAAAGGGTGAATTCGTCCTAAGAAAATCTTCTGTTAATAAGTATGGATTAGATTTCTTATCCGCGCTCAACAACCAAACAGTCGCCACGAGGCAGGTCGGCGGTCTTCTAGAACCGGAAGTCGAGAAGGCTGTATTAACTCAAGCTCAAGCGGCTGATGCAAAGCAAATCGATAGAAGTAAATTACAAGAATCATATTCAGATATTAAAGAAGACTACGCCCGGTTCTCTTTAAGAAACTCTTATCTTTACGACGATCTTAAGCGTCCAACTCGCGGCGAATATGATGTAGATAAACTTTTATCGGCATATGCCCTCACCACAGAAACAAATCCTCAAAACATATTGAAATTCCAATACGCGGATGACCTTGATCAATATCTAAAAGAAAAAGCTGAATATGAAAAATATAAAGCCGAAGCGATGCAAGCATTCAAAGCGCAGCGAAGGAGATCTTCTTTAGGCGCGGTTCTCCAAACGGCCATTGGATTGGGAACGTACGGATTATCAAAAGCAATTAAGAGGGCCTCTGGAGGCACTATTTATCAAGATAACGTCCCCGCTCTCCTAACTGGCGGCGAATACGTCATAAGAAAAGACGCCGTAGATAAATATGGATTAAGCTTCTTTAACAGACTAAACAACGGCTCTTTAAGGGGGTATGCCGAGGGAGGATTAGTCGGCGGTGCCGGAGCCATGGGCGGAGAGAAAGCCTCCGAATTTGGCGCCAGCAACAATATCAATATCGTCGTCAATATCGACAACGGCGGCAATGTAACATCTAGCTCTACTAATGCTGGAGGATTATCTGACCAAGACGGAAGACTCTTAGCCGACAGAATTAACTCCTCAGTATTAAGCACGATTATACAACAAAAGAAGCCGGGCGGTCTCCTCTATCAAGGAAGCTAAAAATCTATAGGTAATTCAATCGGGGCACAAACAGCTATAGCAGTGGGGCCGCTCACTATATTCCCATCTTTATCTTTCGGGGGCTCTATTTCTATTTTGGGTATTTTATCATATCCACACCCGAACTCAGTGACTTCAATTTTAACTACGCGCCCATCTTTTATGAAGCAGGTAGCCTTGGGGGAAAACCCATAATACTTACCAGAAGGGCTTTCTATTTTAATAGTCGGCGGACTTGTATAGTTCTCACCCGTAGCCAACAAAATTATTCCAGTAATATTATTAAATGGATTATATCTAAAAATATCTTCTATTTTTTCTATTCTGTTAAATTTGAGGAATTGGGGCAAATCTCGTAAATGAGATTTAAGTTTTATAATATGATTTTTGAGGGCCGGGTCATCAAGCTCTAAAGATTTTAAAAACTCGACATCTAATAATTGAAGGAAAGCGTTGCGGTATTCTTTTATTCTTCCTATTCTCTTCTGGGCGGCCAGCTTTTTTTCATCTAACTTGTCTTTGGGGGACCCATTTTTATAATGATCTAGTGAATGAGCGGAGTTTCTAATATATTGATGGGATAAAAATTGCCCCTCTTCCCCGTTACTCAACGCCATCTTCAAGGCGCTCTCTTCACTAGTATCTAATGGAAAACTATAATATTCATTTTCTCGGTCTTTAAATGATATTATTAAAATGTTATTCATTATGTTACGTTACCAGCACTTACGGCGTTAAATGTATTGCCAACATCATCTTGGCTCACGACAGCAAAGAACCCTTCTTGGAGATAAGAGAAATCAACTAAATGACCCATATGTACGTCAAAAAATTGTTGAGTTTTATTTAATCCGCCCCATCCTTGACCGAATCCCGCTGGATGATTCTTCCACCAAGGGGAATCAGAAAAAATTTCATTATCATAGATTGGTTTGATTGAGGTGTTCCCGCCAGCCACAGCGAGCCCCAGACTTTCTACGTCTTTAAATTTGCCAGTTATATCTGCATTAACATATTGATTAAGTTTGTATTTTTCTACAATTTTTGGGAAAGGAAGATAGTTTCCGTTATAAGCGTTCATGCCTATAACTGCGTAAGCCGCGTCTTTTGGTAGAGAATCATCATTAAAATAGATTCTATATCTTCTGAAGCCGTCTTTGCTTGATTCAGAGTTAAATTGATCGCTATATTCTTTGTTTGCTTTATAGTCGAATAGGAGGGTGCTCCTGAATGCCTCTGAATTTGAATCATTTAAATAGGTACTACTGTTCCAAGGATTTGAAGCCCAACCGCAATAATGGTCGGTGTCAGTTATATTTATATTTTTCCAGTCAACGATATCAAAACCTTCAGCGTCTATCCCTCCGTAAAATCCTACCTCTGCGAAAGTTGATGTTCGTTTCGTTGGAGAACAATTAAATGGAGAGTATCCTTTATAGTTTGGATAAACAGTAGAGCTATTTATCCTCTTAACCATTTTAATGCCCTTACCGACCCAAGTACCATCATCTTTTATTCTTATCCACGCTTTGAAGCCCTGCCCAACAGAATTAGATACTCCTGTCGAGTTTCTTTTTATTTGTTTAGACGAGGTGCCGTTCAAGGCTGTTACTTCTATCCAACTTGAAGGCTCAAACGGGGAAAGGCCAATTGTAGATTCTTTTCCAACGTATTGAGCGAAAATTGAATCTTTGAGTTTATCTATAGCATCAAATGGAGCAATAGCAACATATATTGTGTCAGCTGCTACACTTGGGAAGCCGCCCAATACGCTCAGATCAGAATTACTATGCAAACTAAAAGATACGTCATTTACGCCTTGGAACTTTTTGATAAAAACTTTTTTATTTATTAAAGCGGAAACTGGATTATTTTTTAAATCACTTGAATAAGAGAAGTCATTCAAGCTATATAGAACATAAAATCCTTCCGCGTCTGTATCTTTAGGCAAGTTATATATACTAACTAATCCATCAACTCCAAGACTAGCCCCGAATGAAGAGAATTTACTAATATCCAATTCCGGATTTTGGACTATAACAAAATCATATCCATTATTAGGAGAAGTAAAAATATTGCTAGAAACCGTGTCTCCTTTTGAGCTGTTTTTATTTATATCGTGCGCTTCTACATATAAAGAGAAATTTCTTTTATATTCGTTGATGTAAGTTTTCCCCCCCCTAGTAGCCAGTCTTAAATTAGAAAGAGCATCAAATGTGAAATCGGAATCTTCCCACTCATCTATTATTAAAGAATAAGTCCCGTCGTCTTTCTTTATTTTGATTGCGTATTTTATGTCTCCTAAATTATTTGGATTTACTGACTCCCACGCGAAGTTGGGTTGGTTAGTCGTAAAAATTTTGAGCGATGCGTCATTTGAACCGGGGGCATTAGAAATCAAAATATCCTCTGCCAGTCTTAAGGATTTAACTTGTACGTCTTTTATCGGATAAATCTCTGGGATTTGATAGTTTTTATCTTGAGGAGATGGATCAGATCGTTCTCCTAGCGGATTTACAGAATATACTCTGAACCACCACTTGCCACCTTTATTTGGTATTAAAATTCCGACTGGATTCGCGCCTTTTGTAACTGAGGCGGCTAATGTGAGTGGATCGGATGGGATAGAGCTTGTAAATGGGCTGGAGCTTCCATCAGATTGCCTAGCGTAAATTACATAATAAGATATATTATCATCATTAGTTTCCCCATTTGCTTTCTTGGGGGGTATTATACTAATATTAAATTTAAAAGTATTTTGAGTTAGAGAGCTGTGAGATATGGAAAAATCTTGTATCGCTGGAGGCTTAGGGAATTGCGAAATATTTTGAGCCCCCAATGTATCAAATGCTATGCCAGACTCTATTGCTGAATATTTTAATTCGTTATATTCAATTGCAGATATTGAAAAATTATTATCTGCGTCTTCGTTAATGTTAATTACTCTATATTTCTCTTCTTGGAGTACTCCTTCTTCAAAGGAGACATTAGGATTAGATGAGATGCCAGTAGTAAAAACCCCCCAGACAGTATCTTGTATTATATTATAAACATTTGTATCTATATACTTATTTGAGAAATTGATTCTCGAAGCATAAACGGGGCCCTCTTCCCCAGTTCGTATTGGAATAGAGGTAATATTCGCGGGAGAAAAAGAAAAATTTAAAATCTGATTTTTTCTTATGTCTTGTGTTTGACTAGAGCTTATTACCGCTCCAGATATTGAATCGTAATTAAATGTAGGCGTCGATAAACTTAAATTATAAAACACATTTGAATCTAACCCTTTTAATTCTCTATCTAGAGTTACATTTAAGGTTTGACCAGCTACGTTATTTTCAATTAAGAAAGTACGCCCACTTCTTTGGCTTATTTTTCTATTTGAATCTATGATGTCGATTACATCTCCGGGCCTTAAGAGTCCACCCTCTGGTCCAGTTTTAAAGTTAACGCTTTCTGTTTCTAATGTTTCGGTTAGAAGAGTCCATCTGCCGAAGCGAATAGCTTGCCCTCTACTGGTACAACCGAATGCCGTAGCTTCTATTTCTCTGTATCCATATTTTCTAATTCCATCAATATCTTCTACGTATTCAACAGCGGGCTTATAGAAATTGTTTTTATCGTTATATCTTATTACAGCTACGGTATGTCTGACTTTTCTGCTTGAGTTTGAATAAGAAAATTCCCCATTATTTACGTTCGCATTAGCGAATTGATATATCGGAGATTTGGGAGCATCTTGAACTGTATAAATATTTCCAGCGCAATAATAATTAATAGCCCTGAAAACGCTGGCCATATCATTTATTACTTTGAAAGCTTCCTCTCTGCTTTGGATGAGTAGGTTACAAGTAAATCTTGGCTCCAACCCCCCGTATCCATCATCTACGAGCTGATCGCAATATTGAGCTATTTTATATAAAGACCATTTGTCTATTAAATCTGAAGTAAGATATTTACCTAATCCGTATCTAGGATTTGATATTAAATCGTAAAAACACCAAGCTGGATTATCCGTCCACTGCTTCGTCATGGCAAACGCGCCATTCCAATCTCCATTATACTTTCTACGTACTACATCATAGTTATTAGGCACGCTTACTTTAAGCATTCTTACGTCATAATATCTATCTGGAATCTCGGAGAAGTATTCCGCGTTAAAGCCAGCGTAAACGACCGATGTATTGGGATAACTTAATTGCGTTTCATATATTTCAGTTATGCTGTCAACATAAGTCTGGTTTCTTATCTTAGTGTCCGTGGGCTCCAAAGTGGTACGATATACTTTTACCTCCCATCCCACGAAATTCTTATTGGATTTTAAATCTAATCGAGTAATCAAACTGGCTAAATCTAAGGTAATTGATCTTATATAGGGGGAAGACGAGATGCCGGTTATTAAAGTATATGGATTGCCAGCCTCGCTAAACCCTTGGGACGTGGCGTCAATATAAATTGGGCGGCAATAGGTGTTAATAGAAACAGACGTACTCCCGACATCGCCAGTGCCCGTAACTGAAGACAAAGATAAGACTTTTAAGTTTACTTTTATTTTGGAGACGTTCTTGTTAATGATGGAATAATATTTAGCAAAAGTATCTTCTGACGAATTACCATTTGTGCGGCCCCTTAATCTTTCGTTTATACTTCTCGTATAAGAAATGTCCGGCTTTAATACTGAAGATGGAGAAGAAGTATCTCCGTTCGGGGTGCCCTTGGTTGTCCGGATATCTACTTGTTGAAAATTAAAAAGTCCTTGTTTATCCTTGATTGGCTCTTCGTTAAAATAAATTGATCTTAAGTAATCGATATTGGTAGTAACTACAGAATCGAAGCCGACAGAACCGCGTGTCCCTTTGAGGTCTGTATATTCATAATTCACGACCCCTTCTATTTCACCCTCGCAAAGCAAATCGGTTATTACGCCGCTTGAAACAGCGAAGCCGCTTGCGCCATTATTCATCAGTATGAATTCCGTAGACATAAATTAAAAAGCCTTATCGAAAGTTGTAGTATTATAGCTTACTAATTGAGAACCTATTATTAATCTTCCATATCCTATTGGTATTGGGCCGCCTTCACTTACTGAATTTTGAGGGCCATTGAATAAATAGGATTGTCTTTTATTTATTTGTTGTATCTCTCTAAATTCTTCAAATTTTGGTGGTGTCGCTAGTAGGTTTGACACGCCTTGAAACACTAAACCTAATCCCGCCGTTAGTAAGAAGGAGGAGCTAAAAGAATATCCTACATAACTTAAGGTGGCGCCGAAGAAAATCGACGCGAATCCTCCAGCGCCCTCTAAGCAAGGGACTATATCTAAGGTTTCAATTCTTTTATTAATGAACAACTCAGTATCCTTCAATCGATTAAGATTTTTACTTTGCTCGTAAGATTCATCATAGAAAGAAGTGCTATTAATAATTAATTTATATCTTATGCCCTTACAATCATTTTCCATGAGGGTTTTCAAAAAATCTCCCCTATTTACGTCAATAGCCCTTAATGCCTCGGCTACATTTTTAATATCCAACTCCCATTCATGCCCAAATTTTTCCCCAAGATATCCATGTAATCTGACTTTTGATAGATTGCTCATAACAAAGATTTGTGCCTAAAAGTTTTTAAGGTTAATTTTTTATAGAATTCAGAATAGCTTTCTATTTTAGAGGCGGCGTTCATCGGTTGGTGGAGAATTAAATCCTTCCCCATATATAAAGCCAAGTGCGAAATAAAATTTTGATTTCTTTTTTTCATTGCCAGAATGTCATATTTCTTATATGGTTCATTTGCTGGAACTTGTTGAAAATTTTCAGCTTCGAGGGTCTTTTCTATACCTCTTACGTCTTCATCAAATCGAGATGGGCTCGAAATGTAATTACCAAGTTTTTTGTCAAGCTCTTCAGTATAAAAATCCCTAATCAATGTACTGCAATTATTTTTACTATAATCAAATTTTCTACCCAAGTATTTTCCTAGGTTGGACATCTCTGGGTCAAAAAATTGAAAGGAATTATTAGCCAAACAATAAAGAATAAAGGGCATTTTATGACTTATACTTACGAACTTATCATATTCGGAGAAAGAGTGCTCTTTTATATGAGAGTGATAAACTGCCTTTATACGGCCATGATTTTCACTACGAAGATAATCTTGGGGAGATATTTGGAAAAAATTTTCTGGATCTCGGGAACTATTTAGGCATTCTAGCGTGAAGCTGTTGCCGTCTTTTTCCATGAGAAATCCGCAGCATTCTCTCGGAGACTCCCTAATAGAATGCTTAATTATTTTAGCCTTAATTTCTCTCGTTAAATTCATTATTCTTTAGATAATCCGGGGAAACCTCCGAATGGTAAATTGCCATTTTGAGGATTAGATCCATTAATAGATGTATTTTGAGCTGGGCTGCTCGCTCCCCATCTTAATTTACATCCTGCAAGGCTTTTCGAGCATTGATCTTGAATCCAATAGGTTAAATTAGGCGGAGAATTTGAAGATGTATCCTTTTTACAAGCAAAATAGTAGTTTAAATTATTTACAGTAATAAATACATAATCGCCGATTACATAAGCTTTCTGAGTCTCCCATCTCCCTTTATATGTTAATACAGCACTTGGACTTATTAGTCTTATAGATTGGAGTATGTTTACGTCTTTTTCATCAGCTACAGGTGGGGCAGAATTTAAAAGAGTAGCATTACCATGAGTTGCATTAATTTTATTTGAAGAAGATTCATAGCAACACCCTTCTCCGCGATACTGCCAAGTACAATTTTTTTGGAATAGAACTCTGCTAGGCAGCTTCACTTCCTGCATATCAAAAATAGAACTAAGTTCAAATTCTAAAGTCGTCTTAGTCTCGACGGATTTTCTGTCTATAAAATAAATATCCGGAGGAAAGTGGGCATTTGGATCTGGGTCAAAATCGTCTGGGGCGGGCGCAAAGGAAGACCATAAAACATTATAATTTGAATCAGATGGGTTGCTTGATTTATAAAAGTTTATTCTATCTAAATGCTTCGCAAACGTTTTTATTCTTACCACCTTCGAACCGACTAAATCCCCCAAGTCTTTGAGGTATCTTTTAAAGAGCCCGAACGATTCCCCTTCGAGGCCCTCGCCAGAAGAAGTCATGGAAAGCTTCGGCGACGCAGCCGTTCCTTTAGATGTGGTTTCAAATCCTTCGGCTTGAATGGGAAGGGCTGTAAATTCTTTGCCGCCAAAATATATAGAACTTCTAATCAGCTTTAAATTATTATGGAATCTGAATATTTTATTAGAGTTTAGTTGGGTCCCTTGATTAAAAAAAGTATTTATTGAAAGCTGCTCCGCTGTTGCTATATCGGTTAAGTCTATTTCGAATAAAGTGACTATCGCTGAAGGGTTTAATTTTACCACCTCAGTATTTATCTTCTTTATTGAAATTTGGGCCTGATTTGTGTTCATTAATTTACTACCTCCTCAAACGTCGCTTTTATATTATAGTTATTACTGAAATTGTAGTTGTTAGACCAGTTTCTACAAATGACTAATCTAGAGGAAGTATATGGTTCTGGAAGCGAAAAGACGAAAGCTTCTGAACCCTTTCTAAGGGTAAGAAAGTGGATTATGGCTGCCGTTTCGTAGGTCTCTCTTTTATCAAAACTTAAATCTATCTTTATTAAATTATTATGGATTCCATCCGGTATTCTTTGCTCGTATCCATCTCCAAATTTGATGGTTTTTACAATTGGTTCTTGGTTTACTGCGGCGTTATATGATGGCGTCCAAAAGAAATTGGGGCGCTCTTTACCGTTATACGAGACCACCCCCCCCCAATAAATTGAATTAAAAGCAGGTGGCTCATTGAGATTATTATCTATTAAACTATAGAAGAATTTATTAAAATATATTACCGCCTCGTTCTTTCTATAAGTAACAGAAGAATTCCAAGTAGGAATATTATATATAGATGGCATAGCCTTTTCCCTTTTACCTAAATATTTTACACAAAAACGCGCTTTTTTTCTTAAAAAAGACCTTAAAAGTGTAATAATAGTATGGCAAAAGGAAAAAGGTAATGTCTTATACGAATTACAACAATGTTAATGTGAAGATCGATTCCGCGTCTTTCTTAGCTGAGTCGGTTTCTATTGACCATTCCGCCTCCCTTTCTCCGAATTACCTACTTAATAGAAAGTCCAGTTTCAATTATGTAACTGAGGAATCTCTGAAGGGGTCTATTCAAATTTCGTATCCAATTACGGGTAAAGATTACCTATCTAATTTCATCTCATCGGAGAAGTCATTTTCAATAGATGTTGGCGGCCTAAAAATAGATAAAGGATATTTATCTTCTTATAGCTTTGATTTGGAGCAGTTTCAACCCATTAGAATAACTGCTAATATAGATTTTTGGGGCGATATAAACGGCTCATTCTCTAGCTCAAAAAATCAAGAAAATATTACCGGCATTTTAACTTCTAGCGACGTGTCTTTTTACCATACGGGAGTTAATATTTCAGATAATATTTTGGGCATATCTTATTCTTATTCTTCTAATTTAGATCCAAAAATTTTGGCTGGCCAGATTACCCCCTCCGATATCAGATTTACAGAAAAACAAACAACTTTAAATTTGAAGACTTATTCTGTTGGTGGGGGCCTCTTTTATTCTGGCGCCGCTGCTTCATTTAATATTATAATGGGCGGGCAGAGTTATGGATTCAATGGGGTATTTGACACCAAGAAACTCAATTTCGATTTAGGACAGAAAATGACGACAGAACTGTCATTTAAACAAAATCTTTTGGGGTCAGTTCCTATAATATCTTCTTTTACTTCGCCACATATATATGGAAATCTTGTGACTATACAAGGCCAAAACCTTTCGACAACGACCTCAGTCCTATTTCACCCAAATGTGAAAAGCCCCAAGGTTATCATCGATGGCGATTCTCAAATACGGGCAGAATTACCTATGGGGTCTATTTCTGGGCCGATTACAGTAATAAATTTAGGCGGAGAAACAAGGACTACTTCGTCAATATCAATATCAAGCTCTATAATAGCCTAATATGCCAATTACAGGAAAAATAGGAGAATTAATTAGTATTACTGGCTCAAGCTTGAGCATCGTAACAGATGTATTTTTTCAAAACCAGCGGGCTACATTTGAAACTATAGATGATAGTTCGTTAAGCATAAGGGTTCCAGCCGGGGCGGCTTATGGTAAAATTACATTGGTATCAAGACTCTCCGAACCACCTGTAAGCGGAGAGACTACCGATTTTTTTTCACCATATCCTGTTATTAATTACTTGGATTATTATACGGGCTATTTTCAAAAGACAATTAACTTATATGGAGATGCTTTGACCCAAGTCTCAGGCGTATTTCTTAATGATTTGGCGTGCTCCTTTTCTTCTGTAGATAATAACAATTTAACATTTGACGTTCCTTCTGGGAATGTTCGTGGTAAGTTAAAGGTTATAGGGCAAAATGAATTAATTACTGAATCTAATTTTAATTTTATTCCTGTTGTTGAAATTACTGGCTTTTATCCGACTAACCCCAGAACGGGAGAAGAGTTAAGGATTTCTGGAAAATATTTTTTAAATGATCTTTCTTTAAGTGGTCATACTGGGTATTTTCCAGTACAATTCAATGGAGAAAATGCGACGGGTTTATTTGGTATAGTCCAATATTTTTTATTAACTGGTATAATCCCAACTGGCGCAATATCTGGAGAAGTAAAGGTAATACTATAATATGTCAAAAGCGCTTTTAAATATTCAGAAAAACCCGCCGCAGATTTATGGAAATCCCTTCCAGAGCGGAAAAAACATTTTTACTTTGAATGGACCAACCGAGCATTATTACTCTGGTATAAATTTCTTTAACCTTTCAGAAGTTCACCTTATTAACTCAGGAAACCCATTGGACTTTGTTGATTTATTAAGTCTAGGAACGGGAGACTTCGGAGTTTCCAGAGGCGGGATTTCTTATTCTAATACAAGTTTAATGTTCACCGCGCCAAAAGCGGTAACTGGTACATACCATTTAAAGGTAGTAAATCAGTATGGAGAATCTACCTTAAATAATGCGTTGGTGACCCTTCAAAAACCGAAGGTGTTTTTCTCTAAGATCGAAGCTCAACCTACGTCTTCTTCCAGCTCCAGCTCGTCATCTTCTTCGAGCTCAGAAGAACCCTCCACTTATGAAGTCGCCCAAGGCGTCTTCTCGAACATACAGTCTCAAACAAATTTTGATGGAATATGTTCTCCGTTCTCCTATGGATTCCATTATTTCCCGGATTTAATTAGCTTAAATAACACGAGGGCTATATCGGCGGGAATAAGCGAAAATTATCAAGCTGGCCATTTCCAATTTTGGGATCCATGCTCGAATACGAACACAGACGATTCATACAGAGAAGTGCGGGCAGAAGTAACTCAAAACGGCACAGAATGGACCGTGGCTGTTTATGATATGACATATTTCCACCAAGTGCTCTATTTCTATGGGACAGCAACGCAAACAGACTTTAATTCAAATCAAGTAAATATAGTCGCGAACAATCAACTTACCGCTGGTAATTATTCTTACAATAGCCTCCCCGTATATACGGTTGGGGGGTCTTGTCAATTAACCCTCAATAAAGTATAAAAAATGGACATTACTGGAACAAGGGGAGACATAGTAACAATAACTGGGTCAAATTTGTATAATACCCCAGAGTCAGCTATTTATTTCAATGCTATTAATGACTCGGGGAGGGTAAGGCCGATATTGGGCTCTTTCTCTGGAAACAGCCTTTTTAAATTTGAAGTGCCCTCTTCTTTGCCTAAAAATAATACTATTTATTATTATAACACGGCTGATTCTGGCCTATTAGATAATGTTAATTTTGTTTTTATAGGCGAACCGAGTATAAAAACCATAACCCCTTCAACTGGTTTTTGGAGAGATACCATTATCCTATCTGGTGAAAATTTTGTAAGAGTTAAAAGTATATTTATAGGAGGAACAGAAGTAAAAGAATATAGTGTTTCAAATGAGAATTTGCTTTCTTTTGTTATCCCAGATGAATCGAAATCTAATAAAATTTCATTAACTGCGACTGGTGGATCGACAATCTCAAGTGGAGATTATCCGATTTTAACCGTTAAAAAGCCAAGTCTTAACATTTTAAAAATTTCCCCCATCTCTGGAAAATATGGAGATACTATACTAATTTCTGGTACATCTTTAGATAATGTTAGCCAAGTGACATTTTCTGGAATTGAAAACAATCTTACCGTTATGGACTTCACTACGGTAAATACTACTGGTGTATATGTAAAAATTCCCACGGGGTCTATTACAAACAAAAAAGTTTCTGTCCAATATGCGCAAGATTTAACAACTGGCGGCTTCTTCAATCCATTGATTGCTGAAACTGCTTACTCATCTCAAGACTTAATTATACTAAATGAATATATAAATAATATCTCACCACAAGATGGCTTATATGGAGATATAATTACAATAAGTGGAAATGGATTTAATCATGCCTCTTTTTTCTTTGAGGGGTTTAATACTGGAGATAGAAACTACATATCCCCAATATCCACTAATATTATTAATAATAATAAAGCAGAACTCATTGTTCCTAAAAACATTGTCAAAGGGGCCATTTATGTTAGCGGTATATCTTTAACGCATTCGTTAAGTTCATTTACGCCACTTCCTTCTATCGTCGGTTTTGAAAATCAGAACCTTCAAATCGGTACATTGTTTAGTTTAAGTGGAATAAACATTGCAGAATCATTCCCAGCCCTTTTTGTGTCTGGTTTCTCAACAGAAGCAAATCATATAATCGCTAATAGAAATACTGAGAATATACCAATTCAAATTGTTCGCGGGCAAGATCCAAACAAACAACAAAAATATTTTGGAGATATTGGTTTTGATTTTTCTGAGCTTTTAGCGAGCTATCCGCAAAGTTTGACTACCGGGAACATGAAAATGACCGGGATAATAAACTCTAATTATTTTGGACTCGGTAAAGCGTTCTTAGTTTCTAAGAACGAAATTTCCTCTATTGATAGTCCGGTCTCTCATTTACATTACATATCCTTATTAGATGATTTTAATTTAGCATTTCCGTTCGGCAAGGAAAGATTAGACGAAGTCTCTAGGCAGGTAGAGATAAGTGGCAAAAGGCCATTTGTGAGGGCGCTAAATTTGGAGAGAACTGGTCCCACTGGAACACTATTTATTACTGGAAATTACTTCTTTGGCATAACGGGTATAAGATTTACGGACGGGTATTTTGATAGCCAAATCCCAATTGCTGAAATAAATCCCTACCCTTCAGATTTAAAAATAGAGACTACAAGAACTGGATTAGAATTAAATTCTTACGAAAAAAGCCATACAATTACAGTGGATATAGAAAAATTCAATTACCTTGGTAAGAGCGGAAGTTTCTTATTAGGTATCCCTTATTATACTTGGGCATGAGCAATTTATTACAAATACTAAGGCCGATGGCGTTATCTGGTTTTACTCCCCAGTCTGGCGCAGCGGGTCAATATATACTAATTAGTGGCGCCAATTTATTGGATGCTACGGGCCTACATTTCCTTGATCCATTTGAAAAGAAAACGAGTACAAGTTTTTCGGCTTATTATGACGCCGCTTCCTCTTCTTATGCTATTTCTGGTATAATTCCAAATTTACATCCTTCTCGTGGATTTTATGAAGTGATGGTCGAAAACGAAGCCGGTTCTGCTTCTAAATGCTGCTTCTATATGCCAATGAGCGGCGGGCTGGCGGAAGGCGTTAAACTACACTCTAGGTCTTTTACAGACAGAATATTTTTAAATTCAGTAATACAGCCCACTGGAACTAATAATACTCAGGGTTTTGAGATTAAAAATATAACATTCACCCCGTCAAGAGCAGAAAGCACGCTTAAGATCGAGTGCGAATTAAATCTTTATTCTTCTTCTTTTGCGGGCGCGGTAGTCGCTCTCTACAAGGACGCAGAAACTACCCCTAGAAGAGTTTGGAACCAACTCTTATATGATTCAAGTGTCGGGACCGTTTTCAAATTCAGCTATATTACGTCTGGCGCGGCAGTAGCCCCACAAACGTGGAGGGTCAGATTAGGAAGAACGCCAGACTATATAGCCAACATACACTTAAATAGAAGCGTAACATATTCAACTATATATGGTGCGGGGGCCGCTTCTAATATAAATATTACAGAGTTTGCGTCTTAGGATACTTCTGCTTAGTCTCATTTATGAATGAGATAAGCTCATTCATTTTTTCAGTTCTATTCATGTGAAATTCGGTTATGGCCTCAAACTGCTTATGAATAGGCCATTTACTCAAGATCTCTATTTTACGATGAAAATTTGCGTCATCGTTTTGCATTTTTGATTTAAACTCTAATGAATTCCATATGGTCTCCAACTCCTCTCTGGAGGGCTTTAGAATAGAGTTTCCCTCATCCCACGTCAAACTATCATAATCTTCTCCAACGGCCCATTGTTGATTTTGATAGTTTAATTCTAAAATTTTATGAATATTCATATTATTTAATCTTTTTAATTCTCTCTATAAGCTCCAAGACTTTAATGATAGGAACATCAACAATGGAGACAAATTCATTTGCCCCCTCGACCCCTTCCTTTGTCAGTTTCTTTTTCAGTTCTTCAAAGGAGATCTTCTTTTCATTCATCAGAATTTGCAGGAAATTTCTTGGGTCTGCAAAATTATCCGATGCAACGGCGGCTTGTCTAATGTTTTTATCATTTGGTCCCATTTCTTCCTTGCCAACAATATTAATTTTTAAGAAGTTTCTTACGCAGCGGACAAAGGCTCTATTCTCAGCTATTGCAGCCAAGAAATTCCGAGCAAAGTTATCTGTATTTGACAGATTTGCGTCGCCTATACCAGAAAATACTACTTCCTTATTTTCTGTTTCATAATTTGGGATCCATTTTATTTGGCAAATAGCAGCGACATAGTCTGGGGAAGGACTAACTAAATTATAATTAACCTCAGTAAAGCCTCTAATTTGGGCGAGCTCCTTGATGCCGCTAATAAGGATTAGAAGGTCGGAGTCCTTTAACTTGGTAACGTCGGATTCGCCCGTCTTATCTCTATTCGGGACTAAGAACTTCTGCTTTATCATTTTGCGCCAGTCAATGAATCCGTCTTCATTGAAGACATAATCTAGTTCATCAATTAGACCATATTCATTTCTGGAGACAATCTTTGGCGGCTTAATATTCGACATACCTAACTTTACTACAATTACCTTTTTTAGTCAAGCTTTTTCATTATGAAAAAGAAATCCAACTCATTCCAAAAGGAGTCGCTGTCTATGACTGGAGAGAATTCTGGATCAAAATTATGACACGGAATGCCTTTTTCATAGGCAGAAATGCTTTGATAGATGCTTCCCTTAGATATTAAAAATTTATTTGATCTGTAGAATAATTTATCCAATCCCTCACTCTTAATAGAATTTACTAATTTTGGGTCTATTTTTAACTTTCTTTCAATTATTCCTGAATCCAGATAATAAAGTTTGATAGAATTGAGCTCGTCTTCTGTCATTTCGGATTGAAGATGATATGAGATCCCTAGATTTTGAAGCTCTTGAACAAAGGCCGGATTATGATTTTCATCTAGAATATAAATGAACTGCTTTATTTTCGGGGCGAAATGTTTCAATAGGTCAATATTAATTGGTAATTTTGTAATAATACAGCAATTAGAAACGGACAACTGCTGGGCTAGAATTTCTTCATTAAAAAGTAAATCCATTCTCATGATGATTGTATCAAGACCAATATCAGCGAGATTATTAATTACCCCATCAGGAACAGATTCAACCCTGCGGTGAAAATAACTCGTTCCTCTTATGGCGGTTTTGTATTTGGCTCCGTCCTCAATTCCCAAAAGAGAGAATACGCTGCCCGCAATATCTTCGGGTTTTATATTATCAATTGATTTAGGGGATTCGCTCGCTGAAAAAGACGGCTTTTTACCGGCTAATTCTTGTAACAACACATGGTTTGAGGAGTTCCCCCAATACGGTCTGACTACGTTTATGTAATTATTAGAATATAGACAGACAATTTTTTTATTATAGCTCGAAGCTACATGGGTAGGGAAACTATCTACTCCTAAATGGAGCTCCGCTTTGCTTAAAATATATGCTATTTGATTTATATTAGTAAGTCCATTTAAATTAATGCAGCCTTTAAGTTTTCTGTCTTCTTTGGTGCCTATTTGAATAATATTAATATTCCTCTTAGAGAGAGAGGGTTTCAAAAGGCCAATGACCTCTTGCCAATAGCTATAGCTTTTCGAATCATATTTGCTGACTGGATGAATCGTTATATATTTATCGACAGAAAGAGGAAAAAACTTCTCGTAGATATAAGGTTTTCCTATCTTAGAACCGGAAGAAAGGGCATATGTTTCTATTAGGTGCATTTTAATTCTAAATCTATTTTATCAATTCCATTATGAAGGTAAGATAAGAGTCTTTGCGTGGGAAAATGTATGGGGTATACTACGTCAAAATATCCTTTATTATCACCAATACCCTCGAGCCAAACCAGATTATCCATTTGGGGAACATAATTTAAAAGCTTATCTATGTGAGGATTCCCTTCAAGTATCTCAAAGTATTCTTGCTTACAACTGAAATAGAATTTCCACTCTGGCCTTGGATATCTATCTCTTATCGACTCGAATAAAGAGGTCGCCAAGAAAATATCCCCAATACTTTCGGGCAATATAACTAGCAATCTCTTTTGATCATCTTTATCGAGGAGTTCGGAGAAATCAATTTTTTTGTTTTTTTGATTTTCTTTAAGGGCTTCATTACGGAAATACCTCTCTATATCTTCCCTCTTAGCGCCCTTAGATATTTCTCCCAACCAGTATTTAAGCCCATCATCATTTTCTTGCATATCCATTTTCAGGATATTCTTGTATAGAGAAAGAACCCATTCCTTATCGTCTTTTGTATTTTCTATTTGACAATACGGATCTTTTTCTTGAGCAGAGATATTAAAAGAATAATCGATATCAGGAAGAGCGTCGAGCATGGATTCGATAGATCTACCCACATTGTTTATAGAGTAATTTTCTATAACCCATTTTCTTGCCATACGCCCCATCTCCTCTCTCTCCGACGCGGGCATTTTATATACTTTATCTAACTGTTCGGCAATAGATTCTGGAGATGTAGAGGCTTTTCTGAACTCGGTTTGGTGTTCTCTATATTCGGTCCAAGCTAATGGTAGAGAAGCTGCACCCTCTTTGCACATTTCTTCCCCACAACTATAATTAGTTACTAAAGTTATTAACTCAACAAACTTAGCTTCTTGGATAGGTATTTCTTGTCCGCCACTTGTAAATGGGTGGACATATACATCCATTAAATTATAAACTTCATTGAGTTGGTCTTCCGTCACTCCGAAGGATACGTTGGTCGTTCCCTGAGCTTTCTCTGAGTTGCAAAATTTACAAGTTAAATCTGATCCAGCAAAAGGCTTAACCTCGTAGTTCCTGCAATTTTTACAAAGATACGTAGTTAGAATATCGTTTTTATCAATGCTATATTCATCAGCTAATTTATGGATATTCCAACCCTCCCCAAAGTGAGTATGGAGTAATAATTTTGACTTTTTGCCGTTTCCACCTTTTTGCTTCCAAATTTTATACCCCTCTAAAAGATTTGGAACACTTTTTCTAAGTTGATTTCTAAAAACAAATCCAATGACAAAGTCTTCTGGTAAAATCCCAAAATTTAATCTTAATTTATTGCGATGATCTTGGGGCAATTTAAAGAAGCTGGAGTCATCTACTGCGCCGTGAACTGTTTTCACGTTAGTAATACCCATTTCGTGCATTGCTTTTGTTGCAAAGCTACTCCAAATCCAAAAATGGGGGCATTTTTTAGCTGCATCTACTGCCGAAGGCAATATAGGTAAGGAATCTAGCGTAGTCCAAAGAATAGAATTTATTTTATTAAACCAAGGCTTATTTATGGCAAAATCTATGCCCCATATATCTTGGACTGCAATATAGATGTCTGGCTTTTCCTCCTTAATGACCTTATCTATATAATAGGCCCCGTAAGACGCTAATCTTGCGTTATGAGGATCTTTATTTAATTCCTGTAGCTCTTGCTGGTTATCGGGCAAAGAGCCTATTGTTTTCCAAGGGGTTTTGGAAAAAAGCGAGTTTGAATAGTTCATCCCGCAGGAATACTGCACTAAGTCATATTTACCAGTCCTGTATAAATATGAAAGCAGGGTTCTTGCGTGACGACCAAACCCAGTTTTTGCCAATGCAAAATCGCTTTGGAAAAGGATTTTCTTTTTTTTCATCACTTACCAGACATCGTCTTCTTCGTTTTTGGCGGCTGGCTGGGGAGGAGCTTTAGCCTTAGCTATCTCTTGCTGGGTAGTTTCTGGCTCCTTCTCCTCTGGTTTCTCAGCTCTTAGATTATACGTTTCATTGAGCATGAGGGTTAAATCATTTTTTAAGAGTCTAGCCTCTGGAAAGGTGAATCCAATTATGAATCCGAGCTTATTAGTAGAATCTTCCTTATCCTGCTTATTAACAGAGAAAGAAAAGCCTTTTTGGGAATTAGTCGACTTGTCTAGATAGGCGCAGAACTTAATTTGAAGCGTTTGCTTCTCGCTGGTATGGTAGACTGAGAAATCGCGGTTAGATTCAATTGAGTCGATAAGACCGGCGACTTCAATTCTGTTTAACTTAACGATAACTCTAGCTCTTGGGTTATCCTTGTTTTTAGAAAAACTGCCAGTCTTCTTAGCGTCATTCCAAGAGTCCTGCTTAATAAAAGAGGTCATTATCGACCCGTCTCTGTTCTTCCAGAACGAACAAGCGCTTCCTGTGACTTTGGGATTGGGTTTATAAAATTGTATCATGTTTAAATGATGCTCTTTTTGGGGGAAAAGTCAATTTATTTTTGTAAATTTTTCTCTTTTTCTATGGTTCTTTTAATTTCAGACAACTTTGTATAGACTTTATTGTCTTGAATTCCAATAATATCGGCAAAAACTACCTCATCCATCTTGCGTCCTCTAACTATCACAATATTCCCTTCTTCTGGGAGGCCATTATTCATTTTGCTGCATTCTTCTTTTCTGTCTCCGAAGATCATCACCTTGATAGAGCCGGTCTCATCAGAAGCGATAGTCTTATAATATTTAGTTTTCTTTTCTTTGGACGTGCCCTCATAGCAATCTTCGACTCTCCCGACGAACACTACCTCTTCACCTTTTGCGCGTTGATTTATCTCTCTTACAGATAATAAGTCTGGTCGTTTCTCAGAAAAGATATCTTTTAATGTTTTATTATAAGTATATCCGAGTAACATTTTTTCGTAATACCAGTTTGCGAAATTCTCTGAGCTTTTATTCTTATTGTAAATTTCAAGATACGGCTGATAATTTTTCTTTATAGTTTCATAACGAGAGTCTCTAATTATAGGCTTGCCCTTCTCGTCCTTGAAGGTCCTTAAGAATTTAATTATCTCAACTAAATCGAAATCCTTTTGCTCGGCGAACATCATTGCGTGCTTTCTTTCTCTTTCAGAAAGGACATGCCATAATTGAGCCTCTAGCACAACCCTGCTTCTAGTCTGCTTAAATCCTTCTAGCGTACCAGCTTGAATTAGAGCACAGAGAATGCCAATATTTAAACCAGCTTCTTCTGCCGCTTTAAATATTTCAAATTTGTTAGAGAAGTCATTCCTGAAGTTGTTAATCTTTTCTATAGACTTTTCTGAAATTCCCTTAATTGATAAGAGACCAAATCTTATATTCTCATTCTCTGCGGAGAAATCTATTTTCGATTTAGTCAAATGGGGAGGCAGCAACTTAATAGAGAACAAATCCATCTCTTTATGGATTTTAGATATTTCGGAGGTCGGATCAGGCTCATGCCTCGTCATTTTCAATAAAGATAAAAAGAAATTTTGAGGATGTTTAAATTTAAGATAAATTGTAGCGGCCGCCAAAGCTGAATAAGCAACGCTATGGGAATTAGAAGTGACGATTCCTTCAGCGTAAAAATTATGATCTGGATGGTTAACCTCCAAATCCAAAGTCGGCTTAATGCCTATTGGAGTAATAGATTTAATTTTAAGAGTTTGCATTTTAAATCTTATTTAAATATTCCATCATTAATAATTGCATACAATGCTATGGTTTTGAGAAATGATATCTTTGAGGGGCCTCATTTTCTTATCCTCACATAAAAATTTATGCTCCATAGAGCATTTGATTTTCCTGCCGTCTTCTAGTTCTACTTCGAATAGTTCCTTAAGGTTTTTATGAATATCAAGGACTTCTACGTAATGATCTTTTTCGTCTTTTACAGAATAGGCTAACACTTTATCCCCCTTCTTCACCTCAGAAAGCATTTTATTCCCATGATCCGTTTCTACAACGGTATCTTCCGAGAGACACCTGTTGAAACTGTAATTTGCAGAATCCTCCAGTACTTTCCAAAGAATATCACCTATTTCTGGTTGTAATTTATTCTCTTTAATTTTGAGAGAGATTTTCTCTTTCCATGCCTTGACTTCTTCAATCTTTTTCTTACCTACAATTCTTCTTAATATCTCCGCCTCATCAAGAGTAAACCCTATTTTATTGGCCATTTTCATCATTTGCTCCTGATAAAGAGCGACTCCCCCAGTCTTATTTAGAATATCGTCAAAGAATGGATGGATTGACTGAATTGTATTTGTATTAGAGAATAGAGCGTATTGATCAACATAATCTAACGCGCCGGGACGCGCTAGCGCCAAAACCGCGCTTAATTCGTCGAGATTCTTAGGTTTTACTTTATTGCATACTTTAAAGTTGGTATCCGCTTCAATTTGGAAAAGACCGTGGGGACTTTTGAGTTCCTGTAGGTTTTGGTATATCGATGGTTCGTTAAAATCGATATCCGACATTTTTATGCCAATATTTTTACATGTGTCATCAACAACTGAAACGCTTCTAAGACCAAGTAAGTCCAATTTCACATTGAATACACTTGTCCAATTCATATCATAAGAAGAGACTTCGCTGTCCTTACTTGATGTTAATTCGGTTGGACAAGAATCTTCCATTAAATCATAAGATAATAACACGGCAGAAGGGTGTACGCCCTTATTCTTAATCAAACCACGGAGACCGAGTGCTATATTATAAATTTCTTTATTATTATCGCACCAGCTTTTGAACTTCCCTTCGTCTTTGTAGGCGTCTTTAATGTCTTTTACTTGCCCGAATGTTTTAGGGATTAGGGCTGACACTTCATTCATCTCTGACTCTGGTTTATTTGATATTATCTTGCCACACTCTTTCATTAAGAGTTTACCGCTTAATGTATTGAGGGTCAAGACTTTGGCAGTTCTTCCTTTAAACTTCTGCTCGAGATACTCAATAACTTTGTAGCGACTATAATAGCATATATCTAAATCGACATCGCACATTAACGATCCATCAAGGTAAGTTACTCCATCTACAACTTGTTTTTTGGCGCGACTTTTAGAGATGAATCTTTCAAAATACAAATCATATTTTATAGGATCGATTTTCGTTACGCCCACAAGAAAAAGGATAAGGCTCCCCGCCGCACTACCTCTGCCAAACCCAGTTGGAATATCATTTTCTTTACAAAAATTGATGACATCCCATACTAAGAGAATGTAATCAATAAAGCCTAATTCTTTAATGATTTCTAATTCGTATTTAACTCTTTCGGCATACTTTTTATACTCAGGAGTATCTTTAGCAAGATTTAGAGACTTAAACCCATTAAGGCAAAGGGCGCGAAGAAATTCGTAGTTGTCAACGTCCTCACTGACACCAATCGCTCGCTTATATTTCTTCTCGATCTCGAATGAGGGGAGTCTAACTCCGTGGATTTCTAATTTATAATCGGAAAATTTTTCTACAAAGTTCATTTCTTTCTGTTTCCTTTTTTCTTGGTGTCCCGTATTCCGTACTTCTTTTTTAAATCTTTAACCACCTTGTCGTTCACCTTCACAAAATTTTCCACTTCATAATCACTATCAAGGGAATAAAAGGCATCAAACTTATATCCCTTTTTTTCTCTTTGAGAGATTAGAAGATAATATCCCATTTTTTGAGACTCTATTTTTTCCAGCAGATCTATTACAAAGTCAAGAGAAGCCATAAATTATATTTCGATTTGATATTTTAATTTATTCCAAACCTTTAAGTTGAGCTCTAAATCAACGAGTGCATCATGTAGATTATCATAATCATGATCGATGGACATTTCCTTACCTAACGCCGTAAGGTTAGTTCTAATTCCCTTTTGCTTTCTGTGATATGCTCTGTATTGATACTCTTGTAAATCATCTCCATTTTTGAAAGGGAAACCAAGCTTCACCCCTTTGGCAATTGCATTTGTGTCTATAAATTTTTTATAAAGATGTTTAGCCGATTTTTTCATGTATTTATAGAAATCACGAATTAAATAAATGTCAAAGGCTATGACGTTGTGGCCAACGATATAATCAGCTTTATCTAACCACTCTTCAACAGTGGGGAATATTTCTTCGGGAGACACCCCAACTCTGTCTATCTTCTTTTGGTCGTATTTGGTAATTCTAGCGGCGTCCTCACTTATCTTTAAGTCCGTATTCCATTTAATAAAAAAATTCTTTTCATCTATTTTTTTATCTCCAGCCACTTTAATCATACCAATCTGCCAAGGCAAATTATGGCAAGAATTTAAGCACAAATTCAACGTTTCTGCATCAAAAAAGACAAGGGTTTTATCTTTATTGAATCTTAATAAATGCTCGTCCATATTAAACGTTTTGCTCCTTCCACCCCTCGAAAGAAAATTCGTTGCTGCACATATGCTCTATTTCTGGCTTATCTAAGGTCGTTCTTTTGTTAATGCACTTAAAAGTTAGATACGATTTAAAGTCTTTTCTGTTTTTATAGAAAATGCTTTTCGTCCTTACGATCTCATATTTTTTGTTAGCGTAATCATTTACCAGTTTAGTGAGTATTGGATCAAACGGTAAATCGTTATCTTCTACGAAGAAAGTAGGCTTACTAAAACTAAAATCCGGCAAGCAGATTGAACCATAAAGAGAATTCTTATGTAAAAACGAATCATAGAATGGGACAGCTAAGGATAAGTCTTTATCGTCCCATAGAGTCTTCAATGTATCAAAGTCAATTCTTGGCTCATAATAGAAGCCGTTCTTCGCTGAAAAGCTATAAATTTTAATCAATCGCCTATATCCCTCTTTATTATTTGCGAATATGATGTATTTACTTTGCCTATAGAGTGAGTCTTCGTCTTGGGTCAGATGATTAGGGCAAACAGTTAGCCGCAAGCCGAAGCGGAGAGAAATGTCGGAGCTTTTTGAATTTAAGTACGCCTCAAGAAATCCGCTCATGTTATCTTCGACAAGATACAGATTCTTAATCTTTGATTCAGTACAAATATCAATAATTGAAGCGGGCGATTCTGCGTCCGAGGAACCAGCCTTCTCTAGAGTAAGAATGCTTCTGCCAATTGAATAGTGAGATTTAAATAGCGGAATAACCACAGTCTTAATCTACTATAATTACTTTTAAAAGTCAAACAAATTATCCTGAGATTGAGAGAATTTTGGGCATCCAGAGTAATGAATTTCTTTTACTTTCTCTCCTTCTTTCGGGGAAAAATTATTTGTAAGAGATGTTTTTACTAATTCATTCTTATCGTTGTATAAACCAAAGTAAGAAAAGGGATTCTTTACCGGGCAAACCCATTTGCCAGCCGAACATAACCATTTACTTTTTTCCTTATCGGCGGCATAATTTGATTTAGCTTTTTCTTCATTAAATTCATCTACAATCTTATTTACGTGCTCAAGATATAACTCAAAGCCCAATAATTGATCTTTAGTGAACTCTAGCGACTGGACGGGCTGCTTCGGGAACCTTAAGAAAAGAAAATCGACAATATATCTTTTTTGCTTAGGCCAAAGTTTCCGTGCCGCTAAGGAATACATCATCCCTTGAGTGTTTGCCGTTAAATCGTCTCCCTTAAACTTGGCTTTACTGGACTTGTAATCAACTATTCTTACCGTTTTGTCTTTTGGGTATTGAATGGGCTTATCAATAAAGCCTTTAATTCTGTATTCCGGTTTCTCATTTACTATCTCAAATTCCTGCTCTGGGCCATCTATTTTGGCGCCCGGCTCGCCATAAAAATCATTTTTAAGCCCAACGATTATCATCTCATCAACCATTTGATAATTTTCCTCATCATATATACCGGCATTTATGAGGTTTTTTATCACTAGTCTATTTATCGCGGGGCTCCCCGTAATAGAGTTTTTAGATAATATCTTGTCAAAATGGTGCTTATGTCTCTTATTCAGTAAGAGCTCGAAAATTAAATGACAGCATGTTCCTCTGAGGGCACCAGCGTTAGATTTATCTGGCACACTAAGATGATACTTGGCCCAATACTGCCAAGAACAGGTCTCTAACTGTTTAATTCTTGACGCTGATAAAAATCTCTTTACTTTATCTGGGTTTTCCATTGATAAATTTCTTCCTTCGTCATTTCGCCAAAGTCTTTTTTGCTGGGGAGCACAATATCAACTTGGTTTTGATCAAAATATCTTAATAACTTATTTTTATTTTTCTCTGAGGCGATATTCCCAGCGGAGTTATTCTCTGAATCGTTATTAAAAGACAAATAGATTTTAGACAAATCAAATCTAAGAAACATATTTATCAATGGAACGCTTATATCGAGACCAAATGATACGACTACATTTTTAATATTGCAATCCCATAGCGCAAGCATGTCGCCTATGCTTTCAACTACAATTACTTTCTTTTCTTCTTTTATTTCTGAGTGATTTATATAGCATGGAAATTTCCACTCAGTCTTATCACCTACATGCTTCCATTTGGGTCTGGTGCCATCTTTAGTATTTATTAAATCTCTGCCAGAAACGCCTATTAAATCTTCTTTATGATTAAAGATAGGAAAAACATATCTGTCTTTCATTTTCCCGCTTGTAATGACGCCGCCTTTGAATGTCCTGATTGTTTCTTCTGAGATCCCCCTATTTATCCAATAAGAGTGGTCGTGGACTAGTTTTAAGAGATTTTCTTTATCAAAAGTTCTTACCATTTTAATTTCTGGTTTTACGAGCCTCTTTTCTGTATTAAAGTTTTGGTACTTGCCAAGTATCCATTTCTTTGCATCATCAATATTAGTCAAATTTAATGAAAGTCTAACTAACTCCTCAAATGAGCCACTAATATTTCGAGCGAAATCTACAAAACATCCGTTGTCTTTTCTAACACGGAGTACCGTATCGTTATCCGAATCTCTGTAGATGGGCTTAGTTCGGAATTCCTTAGCGTTTTCTGTAATATTAGTATATCCTAAATTTATTAGGATTTCTTTATAATTATTCGAGTGATCCATCGTCTTCCTTCCCGCCATTCTCTTTCAGTGAATACATCTCTTTAGCTCTCTCACAAACGTGTCGTAAAGAGCCCTTTTCTATAATGTTGAAGTTATTTACTTCAAAATTTAGATAGTTCATAACATACTTCTCAGAGCCATCAGGGAATCTTCTCCTTATATAATCTTGGTGGCCCATTGCATCTTTGCCTTGAAAGCGGGATTTTAATGGAATCATTTTGTGCGTACCAAAGTCTTGCCCGTCAAGCTCTATCTCATCTAAAGTCTTTCTTCTAAAAATAGCAGTGAAAGCCGCGTACCATTGCAATCTGTCAGACAAAGAGATAGCAGAGGCGTCATCTATAAGATTTGATGAAGCTTTATTTCTATTTTCTCCAGACCTATTTAGCTGCATTGCAGTAATTAGTGGGGCGTTTACTTCAACAGAAATTTCTTTCAGCTTATTGATCTTCTCGCCAATGGCTTGATGTTCGGCCCAGTTGGCGGAAACTTTTTCCCCCGTTAACTTAACATAGTCATAAGCGACAATACATGGATTACCGCGACCGACCTTATTGTAATACCATCTCTTAATGATGGAGCAAATCTCATCAATGCTTTTATTACTTACGTGATAATGATAATAATCTTTATCTTCTTTGAGAAGGCTACATTCTCTAACTTTTTTAAACATTTCTGGATTTTTACGCCAATTACCAGTTTCAAGATACCACACTGGAACGCCAGTTAAAGCGGCTGCCATTCTGAATTTTATTTCTTTAGTCTGCATCTCGGTGTCGAGAATTAAAGCCTTCACTTTATTCTGAGAAGCAGACTTAAAACATACATCATTGATCCAAGATGTTTTGCCTTCGCCCGGACGAGAAGCAATAGCATAAACGTGACCAGCTCTGAAGCCGCCATACATTCTATTAAATTCTGAATAGGGACTGAGTAAGCCGGATTCTGATTCGGGCGAATTGCCTCTCTCCTCTATGAGGTCGGATATTTCGTCGGTAATTTTTTCCGGCATTTCCGTATTTGAATAAACGGAAATTTTCTTATTATAAATTGAATCACAAGACGAAACAATTTCTTCTAGAGATTTTTCGCCAATGTTTTTGACTTCTTCTATGAGCTTGCTTCCCGTGGAAGCTATTTCTCTACGGACCCTGTATTTGATTAGTTCCTTGAACGACTTGACTACGGCCTCCTTGTTAATTTGACTTAAGTAAAGAGTCTCAATATAGTCAAAAATATTAATGTCATCTTTAAAAGAAATTCCAAGGTCTTTGATTTTGGAGGCTATGATGACTCTATCTACTTTTTCATTTTTGTATATGGTAGATTTGATTACGAGGAAGATGGTACTGTGGACTTCGTTATAAAAATCTGTTTCCGTCACGAAGCCGTCTACTTCTACAAAAATCTCTGGGAACTTTAAGAGGCCGCTGAGGGCGTGCCTCTCGACCTGAAGAGAATAAATCATATTTTCTTATATTAAGTCTCTTTTTAATAGAAGTCAAGGGTCTTCGTCGTCTTTGTCCGAAGAGTCTTTGTCTTTATTCTCATTGCGAGAAATGCTCTCAATAGTTTTTTCTATGTTATAAGCCTCTATCGCTTTAGCCCAATTAGAAATGTAGTAATTTAAAGCCATAGCGGAAGGATAATCATCGAAATTACTAAATATCTCCGGTATTCCTTCATTATTAAGTCTGAAAAGGACAAAACCCCCATTAGAGCACTCATTAATCTGACGTAGTAATTGCTTGGGGAAAACGAATTTCTTTTTGCTCATGTTCATAATTTACACAATATCTACATTAAATGTATTTTTAAAGAAAGAGACTGATAGCTTATTTATCTCGTCAGTGTTTATTTGCAGCAATAAAAACTCATTTTTTTCAAGCCATTGGCTTTTAGTATAGTCTCTTTTTATGCTCTTCAGATAGTCCATTCTGGAATTATTATGGAAGAACGGATTGAAAGAGTCATGCTGGGGCCCATTTACTTCTATTGCTATTTTTTTAGTAGCATTTAAGAAATCTACCTTTAATAAGCTGCCATAGACAGGAAACTCTTCATAAACGATATGTCCAAACCAATAGGGTTTTAAAAATTGCTTAGTTTTAAATTGAGGGAAAGACTTAGATTTTTTATCCCAATTTATTAAATATTTTGAGACATTCTTATTTGAAAGCTTTCCGTTTATATTATAGAGTCTCATTGATTCTCAAAAATCTTTCTGAACTTATCAAAAAGATACTCTGTCATTTTGGTATTCTTTTCAAGATAGTTGACGAAATTATCCTCCCCCTGATGCTGCTTTTCAACTTCAATATTTTTACTAGAGAGTTCCTTGATTAAATCATCAGAGATAGTAATCCAAGCGCCGCTCGCTTTAACCAGATTCCACATCAACAATACATCTTTTATCTCCTGCTCTACCCATACACTTTGGCCGTTTTTACGACCATATTTAATAGGATATCTTACTTCCTTGTTTGTCTTTTCGTTAATAGATTTCCTAAAAACGATTTTACAATAATGACCTAAAATATCTTCTTTATTTTTATTAATTTTAGGACCAGAAGATTCTCCGAAAATTAAATCGGCCTTATGTCTTTGCTGGAACTCTAGAATCCAATCGCTATAATGAAGAAGAGCGTTGCCGCCCGAAGCATTTGTAATTTTTGGATCAGTTTTAGCATAAGGGTTAATAGTAACTGCGCTTCTCACCTGACTAATCATTATGCAAGTGTGTCCCTTGGAGGAAAGACCAAGGGCCATCTTTCTTAAGAAGTCAGAACTTAATAAAGAGCCACCAGCAACTTTATTTGCCTCTTCAAATGGTCTCTCCAAGTCAGCTCGTGGAACAAGGGCGTCCATCGAGTCAATAATAAAAAGATACTTTTTGCCGTCTGGGTTACTCTTAACAAGTTGTCTCATCAGGGAGATAACGGACTCATATACATTTGATTTATATTCAAACCATTTGCTTTCTGATAAATCAACCCCAGACCTTTCAAGAACTTCTTTAGAAAGTCTTCCCTCTGATTTAATATATATTACGAAGGAATTATCTATACTCTTTTGAAAGTTTCTAGCAAAAGAAAGGGCCGCTGAAGTTTTACCCCCCTCAGAAACGCCAGAAAATCTAAGAATGCCGGGCCTAATCCCGCCGCCCATCTCCATATCCAAAATTAAACTTCCGCTAGACACAGTATATAATTGGGGCTCTTCAAAATTATAATGATCTTCCTTATTAGTCTTTAAATAAGACTGAATTTGAGAAACCGTAGATACTCCTTGCGGGGTATCTTCTTGATCTTTCTTTGGTCTAGCCATATTTTTATTTTAAAAAATCTTTAATTGTTTTGTTCTTCCTACTTACTTCAACGTCTTCTCCAATTTTATGTTCTTGTATAAGGTATGTCTTTTTCTGAGAATTTGCAAGGGTCCATTTGCTTTGGAGCGCAGAAACAAAAAATTTTCCTTCATTTGTTAGGAACCATGCCAACGAACATATTTTAAAGTCTATGGAGATTTCTGACCAAAAACGTTTGTCGTCATAGCGTTTTAAAATATTTTTCGCTATTTTGATCTCTTTCCCCCAATTTATTTTAGGAGAAGAAATGAACTTTTTAATTAGAAAAAGGCAAAATTTATGATCGCTGGGCTCTTTTACCATCATTAGATGATAATTCAATTATTAGAACAAGTCAAGGGTTATTTATGTCATATTTTACCATTTTTTCGACTAGATCACTAAAGGTAACTTTCGGGGCCCACCCTAACTCTTTCCTTATCGGGGTAGAATCTCCTAATAGTAAATCTACTTCTGCCGGACGATAGAATTTGGGATCTATAATGACTAATGGAACATGCTCTAAATCATCCAGTACTGGCATAGCGTAAATCATTTTATCTGGCTCATTTTCTTTAAGCCAACATCCAATAATTTTAGCCGTATGGAAAGCTCTTTCTACAAACTCTTTTATACTATGTGTTTCTCCAGAAGAAAGGACATAGTCTTTCGGTTTATCCTGATTTAGCATTAGCCAAACCCCTTCCACGAAATCTTCACTGTCACTCCAATCCCTCTTCGAGAATACATTGCCTAACTTAATTGGTTCAAAGCTTAAGTTACCGGCTTTCAAAGAATGATAAATTCTGGATACTCCCTTGCTTATTTTTCTCGTTACAAATTCTTGCCCGCGCTTGACGCCTTCATGATTTAGCAAAATACCATGTACTGCATACATATTGTAAGATTCTCTATAAACTTTTACTATATGCCGAGCAGCAGCTTTAGAAGCTCCATATGGGCTTCTTGGCTTGATAGGGTGGCTTATGTCTTGGGGAGAATAATCGACGTTTCCCCACTCCTCGCTGCTTCCTGCGCTATAGAAACGACAATCTGGTTTAAACTTGCGGATGGCCTCTAAACTTCTAATTACTCCTAAAGTATTCGCTTCGAATACTTGAATTGGCATGTCCCAACTTATCCCGACAAAAGAGTTGGCGGCGAAATTCACAAAATAATCAGGCTGGATTTCTTTTACTAAATTATTTAAGCTTACTTCATCCACAAGATCGCCGAAAACCAGTTTGAATCGGGGGTTATTCTTGAAGTTTTCAATATTAATGAAATTAGGATTTGATGAGCGGCGCATCATGCCATAGATTTCATTGCTGGTATTTTTAAGTAGAAATTCCGCCATATTAGCACCGTCTTGCCCGAGTATTCCAGTTATTAAAATCTTTTTCATTTAAGTATCTATTTGACAGTGGGGTTAGAGTTAATATTCTTGATTTGGGGGAAATTCAAATCTTACTTAGTATATTTGTAGTTGATATGTCAAATTTAAATTTTATGAATTTGATATCAGACTTATTTTCTATTAAAATTTGCTTTTCTTCATTATTTAGGGTGTCAAGGGCATAATCCCCCCCTTTTACATATATGTCGGGCTGAGAGATTTTTAAAAAATCCGTGCATCTCAACTCATTAAACACGTATACAAAATCTACGCATTTTAAATTATCTAATACATATGCACGATGGGATTGTGGGTTAATCGGCCGACTTTTGCCCTTTAATTTCTTAATGCTTGAATCTGAATTTATGCCCACCAAAAGGTAGTCTCCAAAAGACTTTGCTTCGCTTAAGTAATGGACATGGCCCGCATGTAAAATATCGAAGCATCCATTCGTAACTACTAATCTTTTATCAGTAAGTGAGCCTCGCCAGAGTTTTAAATCTTCTATTATCATTTCAGACTTTCTTAAATGCCGCTGTCAAAATGTTTGGGTATGGACCTTGAGAAAGCCTCACGGAATCTTCTAAGTTGCATGAAGATATAAATTTATAGCCCGCCTCTTCCATGAAGTTTATTAATGATTTTTCATTGAAATGCCACAAATGTTCATTCGGCCTTCTATGTTTCCAATTTTCAAACCATTCATCAGAGAAGTAATGACAATTAGGTAAAGAGACAATTAAATATTTGCACTTGAAATCCTTAATGACATAGATGTCGCCAAAATGCTCTAACACATCGAACATAGTGATCACTTCTCCATCGAAATTGGAAATTTGATTTAATTTTTCAACTCCGTCAGGAACAGGGTAACTCGATATATCAAATCCGTAACAATTCGGAACAATCACTTTCGCCGCAGACAAAAATTCTCCACTTCCATATCCGACATCTAATATGTCAGATGGGGTCTTTTTTATTACTCCAATAATAAATCCTAATCTTAGATATGATATTTTAACTCCATCTATACCGTAGTTTCTTTTTTGAGAGTAGTCATATCCATATTGGATTTTTTCATAATACTCCTGCTTAATTAATCCATTTGCGAGCTTTATATAATTCTTTAGCACAATAACCCCTCCGCAAAATTAAAAACTGTTTGTCCGCCTATATAGCGCTCGTTAAGATAATGATTATTATATTTTATGTCCCCCATTGAATCGAAGGTCATTTGGTCTTTTTGCACTTGTACGTTACTAGATATTAAATTTATTTCATTTTTCTTGGGTTCAAAATACCAACATGGAAAAAGCCCGATCCAAAGATTGATAGAAAATAAATTTTCATATAGAGAAGCAACCCCCATCGGACCGGATGGAACACCGACAAAGACGGAGGCAAAATTACAGAGCGACTTTAGGACTACCGCAAACGGTAAAGACTTATGGCTTTCCGCGAGACCGAAAAGCTCGTCGTAAGTATAGGTATTTTTACTGTGATCTGTTAAAGAATCTTTTCCTTTGAGACCACTATGTTCTAAAGATATAAAAAAGGTATCTTTATTTTTCTTCAAACACAAATCTATGAACTCCCGCGCCTCGTCTCCCTCCTCCTTATATTTTTCGTTTCTAAAAAGATGTCCCCAGTTTTTACCAGCTTGAGACGCTCCATGTCTACCGATAAGTACTAATTTAGATCCATATGTAAAATTTGTATAAGAACTTAATCTAGAAAAAACGAAATTTGAAATGAATTGATTATCTTCTATTGAAATTGAATTTTTTAGGACTGATGTCAAAAGTTTCTTTTTTTCTTCACTAATTTGGTCACACGATCCTCCGACTAGGCTTCTGGGTTTTGAATTATATGGCCATGAAGTTCTCCCTTCTGGAAAAGGTTCATAATAAAGATATTTTATATTATGTTTTTTACATAAAGACTCTAACGCCCCAGTTAATCTAAGATTAGTCTTATGTTTAAAATTCAGATTATTAATTTCTGTATTATTTAAATTTTGTAGGTTATTTATGCCACAATATACCGGTTTTATTATTGATCCCTCTTGTATGCTCGTATAGTCATCCCCCAATTTTGTAATAAAAAAATCATTTGAATTATCTAAGAATTGAATTATGTTATTGAACATAACCCAGTCTCCAAGCCCATGAGGGAAATAGATGAGGACCCTCTCCCCTTTAAGTTTTAACGCTTCGCGGAAGGAAGAAACATTTTCCAAATGAAAATTTCTGAAAAGCAGGTCCATTTTGAACTATCTGTTTTCTTGGATCCATTTTTCTAGAGTGACTTTGGGATAATAGTTTAGTGACTTTTCTGCCTTCGATATATCTGCCAATGTAATCCTCGCTTCACCAAGTCTGGGCGCGATGAACTTATATTTGCCACCAATCATCTCGCATAGCTCCAACATATTATGGTTTCTTCCGGTACCAATATTAAAAATTTGACCTAGATTTTCTGGGTTTGTATCAAAAGCCGCGTTTATGTTCGCGTCTACAACGTCACTTACGTGCGTAAAGTCTCTCCTTTGTAATCCATCCCCCACTACCGTCATTGATTCTCCGGCGGCTTTTTGTCTTAAAAATATTCCAATAACTGGGGCATATTGCCCCTTGAGTGGCTGACGCTCCCCATATACATTAAAATATCTAAAGATAACAGTAGGTAAATTAAAAAGACTATAATACATTTTGCATAAATCTTCCGCAGCAACCTTAGTGACAGAATATGGATTTAAGCAATCCCTACTCATATCCTCTTTGAGGGGAGGGACATTCTTTAAGCCATATGCGGAAGAGGTAGAAGAATAAACGACCTTCTTTGCATTGTTAATTCTTGCGGCCTGAAGGACGTTACATGTACCCGTTACATTAACTTGACATGCGCGTTGTGGTCTAGCTAAGGTGGGTTGGATTCTTGATTCCGCCGCTAAATGAAATACGTAATCTATACCGCTAAATATAGGTAGAATTCCATCGAAATCGCATATATCTATTTTATGATGTTGCGCTTTAGGATTTTTATAGAATGTCTCATTACATTCGGCGGACTCGTCATCAATTACCCGAACTTCATGACCCAAGTTTATGAGTTTATCTACGATATGGCTCCCTATGAAGCCCGCACCACCTGTTACAAGAGATTTCATATATCTATTATATCAATTCTTCTCTATTAATGCGACAAATAAACCATTCCACCAAGTTCTGGGATCACCCACCCCCCACCCCATTCTGCTGTCATAATTTTCAGTAAAAAGGCTACGCTCATGCAATATCTTATAATTCAATTTTGCAAACGCGCCTCTAGTACCCGCCCTTACTCGTTCACAGTTCCAGTCGTCTATCATGCATAAGAAAGTGTCATCCAACGCCTCATTATAATAAGTAAAAGCTTTTTCGTGAGACGGTTGTTCGTGGCATCCGTCATAAAAATAGAAATTTATTTTTTGCTTTATTTGTTCTTTAAGATCTATAGCCCAGCAGTCTTGGTCGTATAAATCAAACTTCTTATCTTTTAAGAATTGCTCTACGTTTTCGTTGAACTCTTTACGGAATTCGCCCTGACACCAATTGTCAATAACGCAAGCGTAAGAATATTCATTATTAATGAGCGCCGTGCAGAATGACAACCCCCTTTGAGTTCCAATCTCTAAGTAAGAAAGATCTTTACCAAAAATTCTTCCAAGATTATTATGTAAATGTCTACCGAACGTACCAGAGGCTCCCTCTTTTTCAATTATCTTCGGGTCAATACCGGATTTATTAAATTGAGCTAATAAGATTGAATTTTCAATTTCAAAGATCTTTTCCACCTTTTGCGTAGTATCTAATTTCATATTAAATCTTATTCCAAAGTGGCAGATTATGCCTCGGATATTCTTTGCCGAGTAAGTCGTTTATGTCGAGTGAATGGTTATTCTTATCGCCCCCAGTAGCCTTTTCCCAATAGGCTTTCCAAAAGTGATTTCTTAAAACTCGTTTATGAAGATCGGTATATCCAAGATGGTAGACAAATGGATATCCTCTTTTTATATATTCATATGGATCTTGTAGACCCAAAGAATTAACCATATTAATAGTAGGAACTAGATTTCCATCTTTGTCTATTAATTCGTCCGTACTTGTTTTATGATAGTCTGGCCTGCCATCTTCTTTTATGCCAAAGTTAACTGCGCCTCTGTACAAGCCGCTTTTATGAATATACCATTTAAAATTTATGGCCTTATAATGCTCGAAGTCTCCGTAAAGATCCATAACCGGAACGAAAAGAGCCTTAGTTTCATTGAGAACTAAAAATTGCTCGCACACTTTCGTTAGGTATTCTTTCTTGCCGCCAAACCGCTCATCCAAGTCTTGCAAAATGCAGATATTGCCAGTGCATCCTTGTAGGCCAGCATTAACTATTTTTCCATAACAGAATGGATCATCATATTCAAATTCCGTTGCTATTATTTTGACATTTAACTTATTGTCGGCGACATACTTAGATACTACATTTAGAGTATCATCTTCACTTTTATTTATCGCAAGACAAACCTCGTCGGCATAATAAAGAAAATTTCTTAATGCGTCTTCGTAATCGAAGTTGTTCTTTACAATGTTAAATGCGGTTGAGTATATGCTAATCTTCATAAATCTGCCAGCTTTTCAAATGGGGGTTCGCCTATATGTATTGATTTTATTGAATTAAAATCGAAAAATCCAAAAGGAGTTTGGGAGTCGCATAATGCCTTCATGCCCATCCCGGACTTCAATTCTATATGTAAATGTCCTACCCTGTCATTATTAGCAAGAATAGTCCTCCAACCTAACCATAAATCTCTTGACCTCGAGATATTGGGTTGAAATGTAAAACAAGGACCGTATTGAGTAAAATTAACATTTTGAAGAATATAATCCCTCTTTCTTATTACTTGTCCCTCATTAAAGTCTTGCGTACTTTTTGAGTTTATTCTTAATGTCATTAAATCTCTATTTTCGGAGAGAAGATTGCAGGCCTTTTCAAGATAGTAATATAAATCCTTCTCTTTAACATCGATAATCCAGTCATCTTCTAACCAAAGAGTATATTGGTTTCTCTGGATTTCGGCGCTAGAAAAAGTTTTATATATGTCATTTATGTATTCTTGACCATGCCTTAAATGATCACTACGCTTGAAGTTGCTGTCAGTTCTTAAAACATTAAAGCCTAATTCATTAAAGAACAATTCGGCTTCATTAGCTACATCTTCTTCTCCGGATCGGACTTTTATATGGGTAATAAGGCCAGAAAATATATTCTTGTCTACTTTAGAAAAAAGATTATTTACGGTGGATTTATATATGTCCTTCCTACCATAGTGTCCGACGGAAGTAGTAAAAACGGCTAGATTTAAAGGCAGTTTCATTGGATTTCCAAATTCCAAGTCTCTCTATCTTTTTGAATTGTTTCTAAATCGTGCTTTAAGATATGCCATCTATAAAAGGTTTTTAATATTTCTTCCATATTGAACATCTCAACAAACTCTTTGTCTTTTTTCCAATCATCTTTCGCCAGATAATTCTTAAGGGAATCAATAGTAAAATCTAAGCCGAGATTCATACAATGAATTCTGAATTTTTGGCGATTCATTTCGTGCTTATTAAATTCTTCTTGTTTCCCCTCTCTACCAAGTAGTAAATGGTTTGTTCTTCCATAAACGTAATAGTATTTTAAGAAATGATCTATGAAATTATGCTTTGGTCTTCCGCCGGGCTCCCCATCATGAATTCTATACGCAAAATCTTTTTCGATTGGATAAAGATCAAACATATTTAAAAATTTAGGCCGCACTCCTTTTAGCCCCCAATGTGGACTTCCGAGAAAGAATAAGTCGTCATAATATTCAAACCCGAAACCCTTACCATGACAATGAGTATACCTTACGTCATTAACCTTGCAAAATCCTACGAATTGCCTGATATTCTTAACGAAATCAAGATTGAATCTTTCCATTGAATCTCTTAAGAAAATCCAATCTCCTATTCTAGCTGGCCCTTGCCTTAGTATCTCGTTGTTTTGAAAGTCGTGGTCGTTTGTCCATTTTCTATGGATAACGCATCCCTCCTTTTTTCTAGACTCTAATATCTCAATGGTACCATCGTTAGACCCACCATCGACACTGATGATCCCGTCAAAATATTCAAAGCATCCTTTTGTTAGCTCATCTATATTATGGGCTTGATTTTGAGTAGTTAATCCAAGGTATATTTTCATGTTATAAAATCTCTTTATCGTATGGCTTCTCCCACACCTTAAAGCTATAATCCCTGTGTTGCTCTGGTATGGTGCCGTTCTGCCACTTATTACTTAATATGGCTTCCCACTCAGAATCAGTTAAATGAATGTTTATAAAATCGACTCTTTTCGTTATGGGTTTTAAAACAAAAACCTGCTTGGTGTCAGCATACATTAGAAGTTGCCCTCCACATGGATATTCTCTTAGAGAACATTTTCCATTGTCAGCAAAAACTAATGGATTTATTGTCGCGAATTTCAAGCCGTTTTCTTTTAAGTATTCTTGGAGAGATTGCTCTGTCCATTTTTGATTTGCATATGGCCCCGGACCTCCAATGGTATTTGGAATTTTATTATAGAAACTCTTACTTATGAAATGAGCTCGCTCGGAATAAATGCCTCGCCCTTGATTTCCAGCCAAGTCAACGTAAGCGACATTATCTTTAATTTTTGAAATATAGAAATCTATCTCTTCTTGGGATAAATCTCTGACCATAAATTGGTCACATTGAACATAAAATACAAAATCTGAATCTAAATCAAAATCATTGAAAAGTTCTCTAGTTCCAAGTCCGCACCCAGAATTACTTTTTCTTAAAATGAGTTTGTCTATTAAACCTCTTTTATAGAAATCTATAGCGTAATCTTGCTCTCCGCCGTTAGACAGATATATAACCTTATAATTGAACTTGGCAAACTTCTCAATGCTCTCCAAGCATAGCTCGCTCTCTTTTGGGCGATTATAATCTAAGACTAGAATATTATAATGGGATTGAGACATATTTTAATCTTTAATCAAATTAGGAAGCGGAACCCCAAATTTCTTATAATAGTCTAAATCGAACTCTAATTCTTGTTTGATTTCATTCCATTTGTAAGAACAGTGACCGTAATGTTTTATTTGATACTCGACTTTACTTTTGCCATTTTTGTTTAACCAAGTCATATGCCTTACTCTGGCTTTCTCAATAGGAATTTCGATGTTACTTAATTTTTTATAATCTGTTCCATCAGAATAAACAATATCATTTTCCCAATAGAACCTGTCAATCTTTTTATTTAAGGTGTTATTAAAGATTCTTGGGGGTCTGAATCCATCGACCCAAGTCTTGCCGTCGAAAATGTAGTTCTTGAAATTAAGAGAGAACCAATACTTATCCTTATTTTCAATTACGAAAGAGATAATGTTTCTTATTTCTTCTTCAGTATAGAATTCGTCTCCGTCCAAAAGCCATACGAAATCAACTTCTTTATAGAGAAGATAAGATAAAACAGAATTTCTGACAATTGAATCGTGCTGCGGTATAGGGGATATAAATGTATAATCGAATGGGAAAGATTTAATTATATCTCGCGTCTTGGAATCTTCATTCTTCATTCCCATTGCGGCGTATTCCGTAAAAAGACAATTTACGGCAGTCATCTCCAGATTAAATTCCTTTTTGAGTTTAAACCAAGGGGGAAGAACTTCGGGGAGGTAGTCAGCGCAATTATAAAAGCAACCGATTATACCAAATTTAAAATTCACCCGACTTAGACAGGTCAGGGAAAGGCGCTATTCGTGATTTTTTAGGGAATCAATCTTCTCTTCAAGCCTGTCAAATCTATGGTGGACGGCCTTTACTAACTGATTGAAATCATCTTTTGAAACGTATTTTTCTGGGATACTAAGGGCTAGGGCGGTTAAGTCGTCTATTAGTTTATCATGCTGCACTCTAGAATAATGATTAAGATCCTTATAGTCCTCTTGCATTTTTGACATTAGACCGAAAATCAATTTTAGCATCCACCCCCCAAGAAAGGTAATTATGCCAAAAAAGAAATTAATAATTATCTGCCAGTCTAGCTCTTCCATTCTGTTATAAATTACACAATTTTATTAGAAATCGTCCTCTAAAGCTCCTGAATTTTGATAATCCTTAACTTTCCGCTCAAAAAAATTAGTCATTGCGCCCATATCGATGACCTCTGAGAGCCACGGGAACGGATTTTTATCGCTATCGAATCTAAAGTCTATCCCAATTGATTCAAGGCGCCTATTACCAATATACTTCATATAATCAACAAACATTTCGGCGTTTAGGCCGAGGATACCCCTCGGTAAAACGTCATGTGCGTACGTTATTTCAAGCTCCACGGCCTTTTTAATATGTTCTAGGGTCTCCTCCTCGAACTTTTTATTCCAAACGGACGGATACTGCTCTTTTATAGAATTAATTAAATAGGTTCCGAACTTGATATGCAAGCTTTCATCCCTTAACGTATAGCGGATTTGATCGGAAAGGCCGGGTAGCTTATTCTGACGGCCAAGAGCGAGAAGCATGGCAAAGCCAGAGAAGAAGAAGGTTCCTTCGCAGACAATATAATAAGTAATTAAATTACGGAGAAGCTCTCTTTTCCCTTCGATGGTTTTAGTACTAAAGTCTGGTCTATTTACGTCACTTGTAATAGATAATAGAAAATCATCCTTAGCCTTGATACTTGGAATATTTAAATATGCCTCATATACTTCATTAATTTTCAGTGAGAAGGAGTCGCAAGAAGTGACAACTGTCCAGTTATGTAGAGACTCTTCGTACGCTTGTCTTAAAACGTACTGACGACACTCGGCGTCCGTAATCCATCTAAAAACCGTTAGAAGAAGATTATTCCCTACAAGAGATTCACTTCCAGCAAAAAAACCCAAACAACGCTTAACAAGCAGCTTCTCGTCTCCAGTTAGTGTTCCGTCTTTCCACTGTCTAACGTCAGTGGACATATTAACTTCTGCTGGGCTCCAAGAGTTAGCAACCCCTTTTAAAAATAGATCCCATGCAAAATGATGCTTATGCGGTAAAATTTGATTTACCCCAGCTACATCTTCTCCCATTAATGCTCCGGTTTTATTACTCATATTAATTATTGACAAGATTCACAGCCCGGATTTAAGATGCTGCACGCTTTTGGTTCGCTATTGTTTGTTTCTGGCGTTTTGGTCACCGACTTTTCGATTTTGCTCGCTGATTTATTACGCAGATAATAAGTAGCTTTCAATCCTCTATTACGAGCGTGAATATACAAATCATTTAGAAACTTAAGAGACGTGTTAGAGTTGAATAAATTCAAACTTTGCCCCATATCAATCCACTTTTGTCTGGCTGCGGCAGCATCGACGAGTTTGAATTGGTCTCTGTCAAAAGCGGTACAGTAACGCTTCTTCAAGTCGTCCGGTATATAACCGTTTAATTGAGATAAGTCTCCATCAACAGATTTAATCATTTCAATTAATGACTTGTTCCAGATCCCCAATTCTTTACATTCATTTACGAACCATTCATTTGTAATCATTAAATTGCCGCTCTTATTTTCGTAAACGAATAGAGTAGAGAAGTCTGGCTCTATACATGGAGAGCACCCCTGAATATAAGAGATGGTAGCCGTAGGGGCAATAGCCATCGTGTTGCTGTTGCGAACCCCATGCTCTTTGATAGAGGCGCGAAGCGTGTCCCAATCGACTTTAGGAGAGAATTTATTTGATTTAAATTCTATTGGATCTTGCTTGAGATAATTCATCAAGGACTTATAAGTATCAATTGGTAAGACCCCCTTAGACCAAAGAGAATTATTGTAAGTGGAGTATTTTCCCTTTTCCTTAGCTAAAGCGCAGGAATTCAGAATACAATGATAAGAAATAAATTCCTGTAGTTCGTCAGAGAATTGAATGGCCTCTTCAGAAGAAAAATCTATCTTGTAGGCATGAAAAACGTCAGCCCACCCCATTGAACCAGCCCCGACTGGGCGGTGCTTTAGATTAGAATTTGCGGCTTCTTTTGTCGGATAAAAATTTAAATCTATTACGCTATCAAGAGCCCTAATTTGAGTAGCGATAGTTTTAGCTAGCAGAGGATAATCCAGCTTCCCGTTCTTGAGGTGTTCTTTAAGATTAACCGAAGAGAGATTGCAAACGGCCGCTTCTCCGACTTCCTTTTTTTCTCCCTCTTCGTATTTAGAAGGCTTAGTATGTAAAAAGATCTCCGTGCAATTATGAACCAATATATCATTTGCAAAAAAATTGTGGTTATCTTCCACAGTTATATCGAACACGTCTTCTTGATAATTTACCTTTTCAATTGTCAGCATGATATTTTTCCTACTTTAAGTTTATTTTATTTAATTCTTTTGTCGTCTTTAGATAAGATGAAATTCTTATGTCCGTCATTGTTCCGTCAGTTATCCAGAATTTCTAGCTCATCCATAGGAGCTAGATCTTTAGCTTGGATGTAGCCTCTATTTTTTGTAAAAACTTTATGTTCGGGCGTACACTTAATGGATTTACCGGTCTGAGAATCGGTAATTTTAATCAAATCTGCATTTTTCTTGGTCAGGGCCGAAGCTAATATACTCTTGTATTCATAAGCTTGCTCTTTTTCATTATAGCTCAACACTTTCATGTCTTTGCTAAGTGAGAATAGGTCGTTTAGCTCTCTTAGGCTTATGTGGGTTGGCATTTTATCAACTAAGGCATATATTTGAGTATCACCAGTTAGACACAGGTTTGAACTATGAACCGTTCCTTCGTGGGAATTTGAATATCTTAAATTGGCGTTATCTTTAAAAGTTATCCACGGATGCCCAGTTTCAAATAGTACGCGGAGCATTTTCTTCCACAACTCCTTCGCCTTGACTTTCCTGAAATTGAGAAGCTCTCCAGCTTCAGCCTTCTTACAATAACCTAAATATCTATTATCGAAATCTTCCCCATAGGTCTCATGCAAATCTCTAACGTCGCTTGGAGAAAAAAGATACCAGTCTCCATCCTCTTGGATTCTACGCATGAAAAGATCGGGAATCCAGTTCGCTGTATTCATATCGTGACAGCGGCGACGCTCATCACCGGTATTCTTCTTTAAGTCGAGAAAATCCTCTAGGTCCAAATGCCACGTCTCAAGATAAGCGCATCCCGCCCCGGGCCTCTTACCTCCCTGATCAACTGCGATTAGTGTATCATTGTAAATCTTAAGCCACGGAATCAAGCCGGAGGATTTGCCGTTGGTCCCTTTAACGTAGGCATTTGCGGCACGGAAATTAGTCACGTCGAAGCCCAAACCGCCAGCGAATTTAGATTTGCGAGCCTCCTGCCACAAGCCTTCAAAAATTCCGTCAATAGAATCATCGAAGGTATTTAGATAGCAAGAACTAAGTTGGCTGTGCATAGTCCCGCTATTAAAAAGAGTCGGAGTACTTGGGCAAAGTAAAAACTGAGAAAAGGCATCATAAAATTGGATTGCCTTTTCTTCTTTATTCTGCTCGTTTAGAGCTAGACCCATTGCTACGCGCATCCAGAATCCCTGCGGGGTTTCAAGCCTACGGCCCTTCAAATGAAGCAGATAACGATCATATACAATCTGCAAACCAAGATATTTAAATTTTAAATCTCGGTCTGGCTTAATTGCATCTGATATTTTCTTAAGATCAAATTCAAGAAGTTTCGGATTAATAACCTCTTCCTTAACGAGCATCTTAATGCTTTTAATAAAAGAAGATTTATATTGATGCTCAAAAGCGTCCCTATCGCAATTTTCTCCGAAAACCTCCTTAAGAATAGTGGCTAATAGAAGACGAGAAGCGGCGTGGGCATAATTGGGCTCCTTTTCAATCTTAGTCCGCGCAGACATGATGAGCGCCTTATCTATCTCAGCGGTCGGAATCTTATCATAAAGCTGAACATGAGCGTCAAGGATGATCTCACTAACAGAAACGTTTTCTAATCCAGAGCAGGCTCTTTCTACGCATAAATTTATTTTATTAATATTGAGGTTTTCGAGGCGACCGTTCCGCTTTTTGACATGAAGGACTTTACTCATAATTCAGTTATATACTTTACAACAAGTGGGAGGAAAAAGAAAGAAAAAACTACTAACAGAAGAATTTTTTTTTTACTGAACGGGAAAGAGTGTATCAACCCCTATCTAATGGATGCTTTTTACCTTTTCTCTTGGCGCTCCATTTTTTAAAATAATCTTGCTTTATCGGGTCTTTGCCAGTAATTTTTTCTCTTTTTTCACTGGCTTCTTTTGCGGCATCAAACAAATCTCCAACACTACCCTTCTTATTCATTGTTTTAGCAGCGAACCCCTTTGAATCGAAAATGTCATTTTTTGTATCTATTGCCGCATTGGGGACAGTAAAAATCCTTTGCCAAACTACTCCTCCCTCAGAATAAGAATGATCATCATTTATATTTTGAAGTATCTCCTTTACTTCTCCAGTCTTAGGGCTCTGAAAAATATAAATCGGCATGTTATTTTAAATAATTTAATATTTTGTCAGTAAATTTTTGCACAGAAAATTCTTGTTGGAGCTTTAGCCCCTCCCCATTGACTTTGGACTTCTCAAATCTTTTAATGGCCTCTTCACATCCATCTATAAAACTATCTTCTGTAAAGTCGTAGATGTCGCCCTGATTAAATAAGTCTCCATTTCTAAAGAATATATTATCGACAGAAGTGATCTTCCCAGAAGGCTTTACTAGAACTGAATTTTTTTTATTTGCCCAACCCTTATAGCCGGACGCATCAAGAGTAACTGAATGTTTGCCCATTGCAACAGACTGGAATTCGGGGAGCCCCCATCCTTCGCCTCCAGACATAGAAATAATAATATCTGCCGAATTTAAATAGTCATTATAAATTTCATTCTTACCCATGAAACCCAAGAAATTAATATTGAAGTACTTTTTGCCCTCTGTTATTTGATTTACTAAGGTTTGATTCTGTTCCGGGGTAAGGAAATTATTATAAATGGCGCATTGCAAAGAATACTTTGGATTATTCCCATACTTACGAGCCCAAGCCCTTATTGTCTTAACATGATGCTTCCTTCTCTCGAGCTTACCCGCTACATTGAAAACAATTCTGCCATCCTCAAAGTACTGTTTATTGGTAATCTTAAAATTATCTGAGTCAAAGTAAAGAGGAATATACTCAACGTTATCACACCCTAAATTTCTAAAAATGTCTACGGACTCCTGAGCCGAGAAAAGGACTTTGTAATTGTTCTTTACAATATTAACTTCGTGTCTGGTTGGATTATCAAGTTCATAAAAAGAGAGTAAAACCTGCTTTTCACTGAAAGACTCCATTGAACCATTAATATGCCAAAGCTTAAAGATCTTATTCTTCCTATTATGGAAGGGAAGAAAATTAAAAACGGCGCTTCTTATCCATTCATTAAAATTAGAATCTTCCTTTTGGGAGGATAGGTCAGCGTTATTGGCTATTAAAGATAGAATGGATTCTTCTTCTCTTCTATGGAGCTCTCTTAAAAAGCCAGTTGAAACTTGTCCGAAACTTACCCCGTTAATTGGCAAATTTAAGCTAATCATAATAAATTAAAAGCCCCTCATTTTACTGAGGGGTTGACGTTATCAGAGCACGCTCTCTTCAGTGCTTTCTGGCGGAGGAGCGTCCTTACTCTCTGCGGCTCGTGGAGCCGCCGAAGTTTGGCCATCCTCTCTTGAAAGATAGATAATGAAGGCTGGAGCCTTCGCATTGTCTTTCTTATTCTTGTTGGAAAAGACGATGATCTTGACGAGCTTTTCCTCGCCAAACTCATTGAACTTAACGTGGCCAGTCAAAAACTTCTGACCGGTGCTCTTGCTTTCCTTCTTCCACAAAGCACCCACCTCGCGGCGCTTCATGTCAGATACACCATCTGATTTAGTTGTTGTTGCATTTGTGCTCATGCTTTTATTAAGATAACATTAGTTTTAAATTATGTCAATGACAAATTCATCTTTTGAGTTCATTTTTTTTCTGAGGATCTTCATTCCCTTATTGTGGAGATTAATGACGGTTTGAGTAGTGACCCCCAAGTTTTTAGCTATAGAAGCCCAAGAAGACTTTTTATTTGGATTTATAAAATATCTTTGGGAGAAAACCCTTTCTACCCTCTTATCCTTAATTTGGTCGAGGATATTGAAAACGTATTCGACATTCTCCTTCACGCTCTTATTATTAGACTCTGTTATATAGTTTTCTTTATTTAAGTGGTGGTTGATGATTTCTTCTTCGGTCGGAATCAAGTCGTTTTTATTTATGGAGTTTAGACAAAAATATCTGATTTGATTTCCAAGCCACGTCGAGAACTTTGTTTTCTTATTGCTTTTGAATGACAGAGCGGCTTTATAAATAAGCAAATCCTTATCTTTAAAAGAAAGGTCTATGCAAACGCCTGATTTTATCATCGGGGCTGCATATTTACGATATACATCAATACATAAAGCCGAATGTTTATCTATCAGATCTTTTAGGCTTTTCTCGCAGTTTCTTTTTTTAATTTTATTAATTAAAATTATGTCATCTTTTCTTTTTTCCATATATTAATAAATCTGATATATTCTTTAAAGTCTAGTTCAATATCTTTAAATGTTATTACCTTTTTCTTTTTATTGGTTATGTTAAATAACCGATTAGGGATTGTAATAAAAGCTGCTACTTGGTCTAGCTCGTCTTGCCCATATATTTTTTCTTCATTAGCATTCTCATCTTCGTCTCGCCCGATAATCTCCACCTCTAAGCAACACCGATAATAAGTTTTAATCTCTTTAAATTTAAAGACATTTAAAAGATAAACATATTCACTTCCTTTAGTATCTATATTGAATATATTACCAGCTTCGGCCCTTAACTTAACCGGCTCAGAAGAATAAACCGCTAAGACCGGAGCAATTTTCAGGTCTTTTTGGATATTCTGCTTCTTTAGGCTGCTAAAGAGTTCCTTAATGGTTTTCCAATGTGGTTTGTTTCCGCTCATGTTTAATAGAAATCCATTTCGAGAAATTCAATATCTCTTTTCTAATTAAGGGATTAAAACTATTTTCACCCATGTGAGGCCAACAAATTTTGTAATCAGCTTGACTTTTTAACTTAGGATCATTTCTGGCCTCCTCGTCATTCGGTGGATTTTGGAACATTTTTTTTCCATTAACCTCTTTGTATTTGGAGATATGAACTAGAATTCCATTCTTTTCATTTTTAAGCCAAGATACTTCATCGTTTTCATATTCATCGTATCTAATGTCAGTAATACAAACGAAATCTATGGGCTTTTGTTCTCTTTCAATTTTTTCTTCGAGCTTATTTATCCAATATCGACCGCTTGTTTGTTCTCTCTTGATTTTTGCATGAGAAACAAGTAGGTGTCTTACTGTTTCTTTCTGCTCTCGCGAACAAGAGAATATATTAATACCATGCTTAGATAGAAGGATTGGATTTATTTCGTTTTTGAGTTCATCAGCTAAAGCAAATCTTTTGCATGTAAGATGCAATTTAGAAATCTCTTCAGAAAAGAGCTTTAGGAAAAGATCTTTGCCAACGCCCGCTAATCCGCTTATTCCTATATACATTTATTCGCTCCCCTTTTCTTTTGATGCTTCGAGTTTAAGTAAGTTAGTTGCAATCATTAAGAGGTTTTTCACGTCTTTCTCCGTCACGTTTTTAACGTCACATCTATCTGTTTCATTCTTTATCATATCACAAAACCCATTAATAAATTCAGAAATTGATCTGCACGTTTCTGGGGAGAACTTTATAGTCTGCTCAAATGATTCAAATGACTTTTTTAGAATATAGATTGCTTGCCCGTCTACTTCGATCTTTTTAATTACTTCCATTTTTTCGAATTCATCTAGAGCGCCGATCAATGCCGCTAAGTCAGTTTTGCTGAACTTTTTACTTTCGAAGAAATCTTCTTTATCGGAATGCTCGTTTATGTTAAAACTTTCCCTTTCTGAAAACCAAAGAAATAATTTATTTGATGCATCCAAAATTGTCATACTTGGCTTCGACGCCATTTTCAATTGACAGATTTAAAGAAAAACACTACTATCTTTTAGATGAAAGTCGGAATAGTAAAACTAAAACCACAAGCCATTTTGCCGACAAGGTCTAGGGTCGGAGACGCTGGTTATGATTTATTTGCTTGTGAATCAGCAATTATTCCGCCACTCGAAAGAAGAGTAATTCCTATTGGTATAGCAATAGAAATCCCAGAAGGCTACTACGGAAGAATCGCCCCAAGAAGCGGATTAGCAGTAAAGAAAGGCATAGATGTGCTTGCTGGAGTAGTTGATTCTGGATATAGAGATGAAATTGGAGTAGTTCTCATCAATCTCAATCAAATAATAGAGAGTAAATCTCCATCAGCAACAGCTTATAAAAATTTATTTGGTTCTTCCAATTCATTTTCTATCTCTAAGGGGGATAGGATTGCCCAGCTCATAATAGAAAAATATTATGACATTGAGTGGGAAGAAAAGAATGAATTAAATATTTCTGATAGAGGTCAAAATGGTTTTGGAAGTACTGGTCTTTAAAAAAAGGAAATCCTTTTTAAGCTTGCCGAGAGAAATCGGTGAAGTTTTCCCAAGATAACCGAAGTAAAGTAGGGTGGAAACTGGTCTATTTCCGATCAAGGGATGACTATTCCTGTCCATACAGGAAGAAAAGACATCTAGTTAATTACTAGAGCCGATCCCAGCGTTTGCGTAAGCAGGGTAAGGTGACGTAAGCAGAGTTCTTTGTGGTACGGTCTCTCTCGCCATTATAAAATGGTAGTCACTTTTAGCGTTAAGCTAATTATGGTGTGCGCGGTATGTCCCATCCGCATTGCTAAAACAGGGCCTCAAAGAAAGTAGGCACACATAATATCTCCTAGATTTTTCTAGGGGATATTATGCTTTACTTCCTAAAGAAAAGTTAACACATTAGGTTATACGAAGAATTGACTTACGGGTAAGATCTTGATATTATAAAGCATATGGAATTATCTACGTGCTTAGAGAACGCAATTTGGGCCGCGTTTCTACTTACTGTATGGTTTGAAACCGACGCTTTACCCGAGTATCTAAACCTTTTAGGCCTTAAGAAGATTACCCTATTTGAAGAATACCTTCAGACTAAACAGTCTAATATTTTCCTCAATTATCCTATTTTTTTAAATATTAAGGTGGACAATTTCGTTACAAGATTGATATCTTGTCCTTTTTGCTTTGGATTTTGGATTGGTTTTATTTTTTGTTGGGGTAATTCACTAACAAATATTGCTGGGACATATTTAATTACGATACTAATTTACTTTTCTATTAAGAGGATATATGAAAAAAATCATTAACGGTCATTTAGAATTCGGTAAAGAAATTGTAGCGGTCAAGTTTTCTACTCAAAACATGAGACTATTAGCCCTTTTTAACCTCATAAATGGTCTATCTGGTGGATGTGGATGTAATAGGAAAGCTAGAGAAATTTCAGCAATAAATGGATTTAGATCTGTGTGCAATATATTAACTGATTCAGATAAAAGCGAGATAAAGACTCATTTTAACGTAGAATCAGTTGATATATGTGAAGGCGGCGCAGTTTTTTGCTCATTCTAGCGTGCAAGCTCAGTGGTAGAGCGGCTCGTTTATACCGAGCAAGTCGGAGGTTTGACCCCTTCTGTACGTACCATTCCTTCTATTTTTAGTGTAATCTATATGGGATGGAATTACTTAGAAAACATATAATGCCAGCCGTCTTATTTTGTAGTTTAGTGGTAAATGTATATCAATATAATGCTATAAGATTTTACGAAGATGGGGTAGCCGAGGCTCTTTATTTACTTGGCGGAGAGAATTCGGCAAAAGTCTCGCCTAAAGAAGCTATGGCCGCCCTATTAGAGCATATTTATAATAATTGGTTGAACTAATTTATGCCATTACCTAAACCACATAATAAAGAAGAAAAGGATAAATTTATCTCAAGATGCATGTCTGATGAGGGCATGAAGAGCGAATTTAAAAATGACAAACAAAGAGTAGCTATTTGTCTTTCTATCTTTAAGAGGGAGGAAAAAGCTAAAGAGAGCGAAGGCAAGATTCAGTGGGACGATATAAAAAGTGATGAATTTACCCTTTACTAAGGGAATTAATATAAAGAAAAGAGTAACCCCCCCCTCCAATAGGGGGTTTTTTTATTTAAAAATAGTCTTTTAGTGTAAGATAATAGGATAAGAATGCCTATAACTAACAAATCATCGACGATTACAAGGTCAGCGAATTCTAATATTACTTCGATTATAATTTGCGCTGAGGGTTTCGATGGGCGTAGCTTTTGCTATAGGTATACGCTTCCAGATCCTAATACGGCCATAACGGTTTCTTTCAGAGGCGCGACTCAGGAGGAGGTTGATTACCAAAGCCAATACTATCCCACATACAATGCTCAATCCGCATGGATACCCCTTGTAAATGGAGTGAATTTTTTCAGTAGTGCGATAACATATGTTTCTGGTTGGAATTATGGCGCGGGGCCTTTCGGTCTTGGAGCAGCCGCCACTGGGATAAATGGAGTTACTTTTGCTACTGAAGATCCTGCTGCCGATGATTGTTGTTTATCGAATAGCGTAATAACAATAGTGGGGAGTGGTGATACGGAGGCGGAAGCAAGAAATGATGCCCTAAGCCTTTTCTCTAGCGTATATTCTTCTCGTGGATATTCTATAATTGCCGGTGAAGAAGTAAATGTAATTGGGGACGGAGATTGTTCTTCGTCATCATCTTCGTCATCTTCATCTTACGCCGGACCTGTTTATTATAGGACTAAAATTAGGACGGAGCTTCAACGTTGGAGGAGTTCGCGTGATTGCTCCTTGAGGTATAGGATACTTTTTTTACGGGGGGCGTATGATTATTACATATTTACTACCTCCCCAGTTCAGGCCGGAGAATTCTTAAAGTTTTGTGGATGGAGTTTTTGTCATAAATTCGAAATTTTATCTCCAAGCGTTCCTATTGATGGGGATCCCACCCCACTTATCTCACAGGCACGTAGGCGTGTTTTTGCCAAGACTTATAGCGACTGTGTTGAATGTGGTCAAGACTATTTCAGTGTTCAAGACCAGTCTCTTTGCTCTGATTTCTCTCAATCGAGTGTTCCTTCTAGCACTTGTGGATACTCCATAAAAATAAAAGCATGTAAAATAAACCCAAATTCTTCATGTGTCAGTAGTTCATCTAGCTCGTCTAGTTCTAGCTCGTCGGATTCTAGCTCGTCATTAAGCTCCGTTTCTTCTTGTAGTACTACAAATGCTACTTTATCTATAAGTTCTTTAGCTATAAATTCTTGCGCCCCAATAGCGAGTACTTTTACTATAAGTGATCCAGATGGTATAGCTGAGATTTCGTTCTTTTCTTCTCTGGCAAATTTGAGTCTAAGTGGGTCCTTCTTCCCGGGAGACACATCTATAACCGTAGGGGTAGATCCATCAGCTATAACTTATTTAGATGATGGAAGTCATTCGATCCTCTTCACAATAATTAACTCTTTGGGATGTGCTGAAGATATATTATTACCAGTAGGCGTGACTTCTGGGAATTGTCCTTGTTCAACAAGTCCGTCGCTCTCCATTTCCAGTTTAACTGTTGATATTTGCAAACCCCTTAATCAAGACGTTGTTGTTTCTGATATATTTTCAGCAACGAACGTAGAAGTATATAATGCTCCGAGCTGGTTAACTGTATCATACTTGACTTCGCCCGTTAATGCGTTCACCGTAAACCTCAGTAGTTCCTCGATAACCCCAAGAGAAATTGGCGATTATTACCTTACATTTAAAGTAACGAATATCAATGGGTGTATAGTTTTTTTGCCGTTTACCTTGTCTGTTTCGGACCCAGATGGTCAATCAAATAGAGAGTATGTCGTCATTGCTTCTATAGGGGCTGGACCCGTAGACACGTTTGATGTAAATACCCAACTAAATGACCTATCTCAACCGCCGGTATCAATAACTTCAGTAACAACAACTAATAATCAAAATGAATATTGGATATTGAAGACTAGTGCGGCAGTCCCCGACGCCGTTTTTAGTTGTTTTGCTACAGAGCAGGGACTTGGCACGCTTAGAGGAAGTATTCTTTTCGATAGGAATACAATGCCGATTCCTACAGATAGCAGGCTTCTTAATTTTAACGTTTTACAGCAAACAAATGTTTTTGTTAATAGCCACACTATAACTTTAAGAGCATTCTCTGTTTTCAATAAAGATGGTCAATATAAAGTATGTGAAGCGACAAGTCAAACAGGAACAAATAGCATTGGATTACATATTCAATTTAGACAATATGACGGTTGTTGCTCGGAGCCCTCAATTTGTTCCAGTGTCTCTAGCAGTTCGAGCTCTTCTGTTGTTTCTAGCTCATCTAGCAGTTCCTCTAGTAGTTTATCTAGTTGTACAACTTATTATGTAAAGGTAGAATCTGGGGAGTTCAGACTTTATGCTGATCCAGATTATACACAATTAATTTCAACTCTTTCATTGACTTGTGGCTGTTACACTCTCGATCAATGTGATCCATCAAATGCCGGATATCCTCTTTTATTTTCACAACAATCAAGCCCATTAACTTCTTATGATTTTAATGGAACATATACAGCTAATGGATGCAAAAGATCTTTTCAAGTCCAAAATGAAAATGGTTGCTTTTATATATATACCCCTACATATGGAGTAAGTGTAGGAAATTATTACAATTGCGTTAATGTCGCTTGTAGCTCGAGCTCGTCATCGAGTCCAAGCTCGTCATCGAGTCCAAGCTCGTCATCGAG